CATTCCTACTTCAACGAGTATGCTTTTGATGATATAAATATCAATCTACTCACAAGTTCTTGTACTCTCCATAGGCGTAAATTCCGGACTAACGTATCCGTACATATTTGCATTAACGTTTCAGTGTCAGCTTGCAAATTTTTTTCCATAAGTCTTGAGATTTATAGATTCCTGGAAATATATTCCACTCTAATATCTTATAAAACTCAACGTACGCTTATATGATTTTATAATTTATATTTAACTGTTAATTTCCTCCGATTCTTTTAATTTCATCCGGGTAAATAACCACGAATGATAATGCGAATATTACGATTGCTACTGCAACCGGCTGTGATGCGCTGTCAAATCTCCAGAACGGCAGGTACGGTGACATACCGCCGATCAGAGCTGACAGGATTAATGCTTTTGCCATTTTTAAATCCCTCCGATATGATATTGAGTTTTATTCTGCATCTCCTTATAATGTTTTTACAGGCACCGCCATGCCGAGTAAAATGAAAGGAGATAAAATTTTGCAATTATTACCGCATATTGATGGCTTTCACCAATCCGGCGAAAAAGTTTCTGAAACCTCAGTATTTGTATGCAATAACTGTGGTTCTAAAAGAACTGTAAAATCCGGCAAAACCATCCCTAAGTGTTCAAAATGCAATGATTACACCTACTGGTTTAAAATCGTAACACTTTGATCACTTTCAATATCTGCGAACATTGTTTCCGGGTGGTATTCGTCTTTTAAATCACTGTTTGCATAGTCGATGGATTTCACCTGGAAGCAGATGTTTGCACCATTTTCTGTATTGAATACTTTCAAATACTTTTCCCCGTTTTTCGAAAAGCATATTACTCTTGTTTTATCTGGGATTCTTATAAACTGCGGAGCGAATAACTTTTTTAAAATTTGCATCAATGTATTTATGACTCCTTCCTTACAGCATTGGCAAAATATATCTATCGAAAATATAAAATCCAATAATAATTCCAATAATCTTGCTCAGGATATCCATTACTGGATATCTTTTCTCAAAAAATAATTCATATATGAAGTCTTTGATTTTTGATTCCCTCCATTTTTATGTGGTATACTCTCCTTGTGAAAGGAGGTGTTTTTATGGATAAGTTACAAATCGCTCATGATCTGGCTGTTGCTAAGTTATGCGCTGAATTACCGGGAAGCCTGGACAACTCTCATATCTGCCAGAGATACTTCAAATACCGCGCAGAATTTGCTGATCTTCTGGATTCCCATGATGAAGATTACTTTCTCAATGAACTGGATAAAGAGAAAGTAAATAATTGTTCTCCATCTCGGCGCTACTTTTAATCGTTAGACTTTTCCCCGGATGTGTTCTTTGTTGTTCTGCCAATATAGAGCACATCCTCAAGGGAAAACTGAATTTTGTTATTAATTCCGTTTTCATTCCATCCGTATTCAACAATTGACTGTTTGTCGAAATTAATTTTTTCATACACCTCTGCCGGGACACGCAACGTCTCTCCGTTTTTAAACTTGATAATTGTTTCATCAGCAATCTTCATTTAGATCATCCCCTCTCTTAATCGCCATCTTCCTTTTAGGCAACAGTTAAATCTTCTTTTACTGCAAATGGTTCCGTGACAAACACGCCAGATTCTTGAATGATGACATCAATCTCAACATGGTGTTCATTCGTAAACTTCAATGAAAGTGTCGGTTCTTCTGGACTTCCACTTGTGCTTGCTGATATATCGACAAGTTTAAAACCGATAATAGAATGAAAGATTTCATCATTGTCACCGGGTATGTGCAATCGACTATCAATATTTTTCATTGACTTTCCTCCTGTTTAGAACATTCTTTCTACGCACAATATTTAATTTCGTATTCAGTTACGATCTTCGAGAAAATCTCGCGCAACTTCTTATCATCATCAATGATATCCATTTTATTGAGTGCATTAATCGTTGTCTTTGTGCATCCACTTTCTACCATTCGATTCCGTTTATTTCTCAATCTTGTATTCAGGTCACATCCTGCTCTGCGCTCCAATTCTTGATACATTTCTGTTCTCAGCATTCTGAACTCTGCTCCTGCACATTTTTGTATGCGATTGAATTTCAAATTGATTTCTGAACGCCAGTTATCAAACACCGGCTTGACCGCTTCTTTGATACTCTCTGTAGTCGCAACAGCTTTATCTGCTGTTTCTTTGGCAAGCAAAATCTGCCGGTCTCTTTCTTTATCTGCAAGTTCTTTCTCTACCATTTGTGAAAGTAGTCCCTGCAACATTTGAAGTTCTGGTGATAATGCCCTTTTTACTTTTTCTCTGGTTTTGAAATATCCATTCACAAGCTGTCTCTGAACATCCCATGCTAAATCGTCTGTAAAAGACTTTACTAACATCAGATATCCTTGTTCTGTCATAAAGACTGTTCCGAAGTTGCTTTTTACCAAATTTTCTAGTGTCCGTTTTTCGGACAGTTCAGTATTTTCAAGGTCTGACGGTTTCAAAACAAAGAAATCTTCACCTTCAATAAATCTGTTTCTGTTATCTGAAAATCTCTTTCTTGCCGTTCCATCCGGTCTACCGTGTACCATGTCAATATCTTTGAATGTAACCACTCGCTGACCGTTATACTCTTTTATGGAAATGTCTGAATTTCCAATATGTACTAACTGGTTCGTGCTTATCACTCCTTTCTTAATCCGAACTTACAGTTTCTTTTTTAGATGAATGGATTTTTTCATTGTCCATGATTCCATTCATATACCCCAGAAGATAATTTTTCTTATCTTCTGGAAGCTTATCAAGACGCTTAGTCACGTCTCTAATAAGATTCTTTTTTTCTTCTGACATATGATTCTCCTTTCTTTTTGCTTTGTATCACTCTTGTGATTGTATGTTATCACTTGTGTTATATTTTGTCAAGCATATTATTACATTTTTCTTGACTTTTTATCACTCTGGTGATACTATATATTATGAAAGGAGGGTAAATTATTGGAAACAATTAACGAAAGAGTTTCTATTCTTCGTAAAAGACTTGGCAAGAACCAGAAAGACTTTGCAGAAACACTTGCCATTAAGCAAGCCGCACTTTCGATGATTGAAAACGGTCAGAGAGATTTGTCAGAAAAAAACATCAAACTGATATGTGCAACTCACAAAGTAAACTATGACTGGCTTGTAAATGGTACTGGTGAAATGTTTCAAGGTGACGATAGTGATGCGCAGGCTATCGTAGATTCCGTAATGACTGGTGATAATGACTTTGCCAAAAAAATTCTTGTGAAGTTTTCAAAACTAAGCGAAGAAAGATGGAAGCAACTTCAAGAAATTCTTGAAGAACTAGAGAATAATTAAAAATGTAGAAGAGCCGAGAATTTAATTTTTCTCGGCTCTTCTCTTTTATTTAAATTTTATATTTAATTCAACTCTAATTCGTGGTACAATTATTAAAAAAACAAAGCACAGGAGGGGCTTTATATGAGGAAAAGGAATAAGATTGACAAGATAACCAGAAAAATCAAGTGTCCTGCTATCACCTGTCGAAGTGCCAATGTTCAAATAATTGGTAAAGGATTATTTTCTACCAAATATCAATGTAGGCAATGTGGGCGAGTTTTCAAAGCATGAGTTTTAATCAAGAAAGGAAAACATAGTATGAAGAAAAAAGTATTGATTTTTATGTGTTCTTTTGCGACTTTAAGTACTTGTAGTCCTGTATATGCAGGAGCAGTAACAGGAATTTAAGTTAAGAAAGATGAATCAGAGAAGTACGGGACTATTAGTGATTTTGATTATGACATTATTGGAAATACTATTCAACTTCACGAATATGATGGAAAGTGTGATATGATGCCCCTGCATTATACAGGGGCATTTTCTATTCTCGTAAATAGAGATATTCCAACAACTTATATACTCTTTTTAAAGTATTTTCTGAATTTACCTTATCCAACAGTCTGAGAATTTTTTCTTTATAATCCATAATATCTACCTCCCGATTGAAACTTTACTACAGTATATGTCTGGACAGTGGGAAATATAATCGAACATAGGTTCTTTTTTCGCTATTATATCACCGATATTCCCTCTTGGCAACTGCCAAATATATACATGGACTTTTGTTATTTCGTAGGCAAACTTCGCAATTTCAAAGAAAATTGTGCTTTCGCGAATATAACATCTGGCATTGCAAATTTTCTTGATCTCGCTCAACTCCTGCATCTGGACGGAATAAATTTGTTCCGTAGCTTCCTTTGTGATCTGCGCATCTCTGCGGTGGCGTTCTGCTATATCATGTGACGGTATATGCACCACACAGAATATTTCGTAAAATATCAGGATGAATACGACTATCCTGTATCTGTTCTTCTCCATTATTACCAACTCTTTTCTAAAAATATATCACGCATTATAGCACGAATTTGTGTAGTTTTTCTGGCAAGCGCAAAATCATGGAGTTTTTCTGCAAAAACAATCTACTTTTTTGATATTTTACTATGCATAGTTTGTATGAGGTGGTATAATATTGTAAAATTTTAACAAGGGAGGGGATTGTATGGGATTGATAAAGTGTCCTGTATGCGGAAAAGAGATAAGTTCTGATGCTGGCAGATGCATTCATTGCGGACATCCGCTTCACCAAGCACAGATTAAACAAGTACCAGAAAAGGACTTATGTTATAGCAATGCGCATTGGTTTTCTTATGTATTTGTTGGGATTATGATATTTTTCTCCATTGGGTATTATTTTATGAACAATGGAATTAATATTTGGACAATTATATTTGCGCTGATCGCTATTGGCTCGTTTCTTACTTTTTATTCAAAATCAATCACTTTAACCAATAAGGCAGTCTATATACGCAAAGGCTTTTTCTTTACTCACAATGCAGACATTCCTTTAAGCCAGGTATCGTCCATAAGTAACGACCAAGGGCTTTTAGGCAGCCTATTTAATTACCAGACGGTCACAATTACTTGTGCCGGAAAGATATTCAAAATGGATATGATGAATAATGTTGAAAATTTGAAGAATGAATATATCAAAATTCACTCTGGAATGGATTGGAGAACATTTTAAATGGCTAAAAACAATAAAACCGGAGGATGCGGCACTGGGCTTGGGATATTCTTGGCGATTTACGTAATTGGTTTGTTACACGAGTATTGGAAAGTTGTTGTGGGAATTGTAGCCGTTGTAGCAATATTGGCTCTAGTGTATTACGCTACAAAAGGAAGCATAGACCGGGATATTGCTAAAACGAATAAAAGATTGGAAGAAATCCGCAAAAGTACGTTTAGTGGCGAAAAATTAACTGGGGGAATTTATATTTCAGACCGCGACTTTCCTGCTGGATTATACGATATTCGTGCAATTGAAGGATATGGAGATATTCAAATAGCTTTTCCACAAAAAGATAATCATTTGAAATTTTCCAAAAACAACGAATTATATTTGAGAGAGGGACAAATATTCAGAAATGTAGAGCTTAAATCTCAATCTCAAATTCTGATTCCAGTAGATATGACGATTGATTTATATAATTGTAGAGAGCTTCCAGAACCAATTCCAGAACCAATGCTGGAACCCAAAGTCCCAGAACTTCCGGTATATCAGCCGACATCCAGAAAGACTTTTAGCATGAAAAATATTGACGGGATGGATGGACATGATTTTGAATATGTGTGTGCTGACATTTTACGGGCAAAAGGGTTTCAGAATGTCACGGTTACAAGAGGTAGTGGCGATCAGGGCGTTGATGTCATAGCCGAGCAATCTGGTATCAAATACGCGGTTCAGTGCAAGCGGTTCAGCGGCTCTGTAGGAAATAAAGCTGTTCAAGAAGTACATTTTGGAAAAACATATTACCATTGCCATGTTGCAATCGTAATGACGAACAACTATTTTACTAAGTCTGCCAAAGATGCTGCAAGCGAAAGTAATACTATTTTATGGGACAGGGATGATTTGATGCCCTACTTTGAAGAATACATAAAAAGTAAGAATCCCGAACAGGAAGTACTTCCACAACCTTTAGAGGAAGAGGAATCCCAAAACGATATTTCAGAAGACAATTCAGAAGAAGTCATTCATTATTCAGCACTACCTGAATACGATGCGAAAAGTGGAATATATCCGGCTGGCTATTATGCCATAGGAAAAACGCTTCCTAAAGGGGGATACGTTTTTAAATCTCGCGGAGATGATGATGGAGTTATTGCAATCTTTGAAACCTCAGATGATTTGTCAAAAGAAGAGAACGATGTTTTCTTTCATTCTTTCACAGGAAGCTATTTCCTAGCACTGATTGATGATAATAAATTTATAGCAATAGAAAACGCAGACGCACAAAGAGTATATGGTGTAAACTAAACAAGAGGGGCAACCGCCCCTCTTTCTCTTTGCCTGTCGTTCTCGCAGGCAGTCTCTCTATCCACACATCCTCCCGGACACAGAAACCATATTTTGCGAATTATGTCAAACTTTAGCGCTTTACACTAACAATTTTAAGTGCTACACTTTGTTTGTGGGACAATAATACCACGAACAGGAAGAAAAATGTGTGTGCTGTCAAAATCATTGCGTATTTTGACAAAATTGAGACTACGAAAGGAGGGTGCGCATATGAGAATAGCCATATGTGACGACAATCAAATTGAAGTCGACTTGTTTAAAGAGCACATATCGGGATTCTTGCGGCGCAAAGGAGATTACCGGTATGAAATTAGCGAGTATTCAGCAGGTTATCCGCTTGTTGAAGATGTAAAAGAAGGGAAATGGTACGATGTAATTGTACTGGATATGGTTCTGGAAAAGGAGAACGGTCTGGAGATTGCGAACCAGCTCCGGGATATTGGATATGATGGAAAGATTATTTTCTGGACAGCCGACGATTCTCATTTGCAAGAAGCATTTGACGTTGGCGCTATGCAGTATGTGGTCAAGGGCAAGGAATACGGAAGAATATACCGGGCTATTGACGAGATTCTGTCACAGATGAAGGATGAAACATTGACGTTCAAATTCCGCGGACAGATTAATCGGCTCAAATATGATGAAATCGAGTACATTGAAAGCCGGGCAAGGGTTTGTCATATTTTTGCGACAGATAACCGATGTTTTGTGACTACTTGCAAGCTGAATGACCTAGAAGAAAGGCTGTCTGATAAGCGATTCTTGCGCTGTCATCAGAGCTATCTGGCAAACATGGATCACATTCAGTCGGCGGGTGATAATTTTGTCATGGATTCCGGGGACGTTGTTCAGATAAGAAAAAATGGGGCAAGGGAAATCAAAGAAAAATATGAAAATTACATAATGAGATAAATAAAAACCGCCAGCGTCCGGAGGGAATTAACCGGGCTTACTGGCGGTTTCTGCTCACAAAGGGTGAATGTATGGAACAAAATTATTATATCATTTTGTCTGTTATATTACAAGTGTCATTTAGCCATTTTTGTGATTCTTTTAAATGTTCCTTTTGGGATAAACTCAAAAACGAACCCATCATCATTCGGATACGGGATGCGGATGAAGTACCATCTTAACCCTTTACTGTCAGTTTCCACATACTTCATTACCTCTACAACTGCACCTTTTTTCAACTGCGGAAACAACTTTGACGGGCTTTTTTTGTTTGATTTTGTATAGCATTTTGTGTTCTTTTTTATCTGTGCAATGTAGGCTCTGGTGTTCTGCTTTTTGACTACATCCGAGTTAACTAAACTGTAATTTGGAGTGCAGAATTTTGTTCCCGGAAGGTTGCTGTTGTAGTAACTTTTCTGGCATACTCCACCGCCATTTGCGATAACATCAGATGCGCCAGACGTATTCCCTTCGACTGTCCAGAACTGGTCGCCAGATACTTTTGTCACGAGCCCTGTGTGTACAAATTCCCGTTTTTTTGCATTCCAGAAAATAACAATATCGCCAACTTTGGGATTAGCATTTAAGGTGAAATATCGTTCCATGTCCGGGCAGTATACATATGGCCAGTGTTTTAAAAGTTTTTTTGCTGTTTCCAATCCGAATGCTTTCATAAAGCACCATGCAATAAATACAGCGCACCAATATGAGCCATTCCATTCCGGTAGAACATCTCTCCAATACTTGGTAAAATTCGCTGATCCGGCGTTTGCTGTTTTGCTGTCAAGCTGGCTGTTTGAAGCTTTTTCCAGATAACCGTCTTCATTTTTCGCAATCTGAATCACTTTGTTCTTTGCTTCTGCTATTGTCATGTCTGTTTCCTCACTTTCTGGAAAATATGTTTTTAATGCGCTATAAACAAACCTCTGTCTGTCCTTATATGCACCGACTTGGTTCCCTGTGTCCGTCTGGCAGGCTGCATAGAGATTGTCGAGTGTATATGGCTTCTGGGTCTTTGCCAAAATCCTCGTTACCGCCCCTTGCCCGCCTTGGTGCCTAAAGTTCACACACATAGCTTGCGCTCTAGCGTCCGTAACGCCCTGTTTAAGGGCTTCTTTTGCATAGGTGGCTAATTGTTCATCCATAAGACTATCTTGGCATTTAACGCCCAAATCGGATGAAATAAGGGCAACTATGGTATTAGCAAGCTGTGATACTCTGGAAATATTAAAACATTCCCAGTTTGCAGTCTGGACTTGTTCCAGAAGTCTAACCTTATCTATCTTCTCCCACTGTTCCGGACTGGCATCGTAAATTCGTTCCAGAAGCGTCTTGGCTTCGGTTGCGTACCATTGTCCTGCCCCGATTGTAATTGCGTGTTCTTCAGAAGAATTGGTGTAAGCTTCCGTGAAGTCAGAATAATCCTGTTGCCCGTAAACCTGTCCGCCGGTTTCGACTGCATAAATAATCTTCCTGAGAACTGTTTTCTGTTCGTTTGTCATGTTGCGTTGCTCCTTTCTGTTAAATATGCCTTGTGAGTTCTGTATTTGCCCCTAAAATCAATTTTTATATACTGTTCGAGGATTTTATCGAATCGCATATAAAATCGCTATATGAGTCAAATACAAGGTTGTTAATAAAAATGGTTTTCCTTGGGTTGAAACGAATTAAGAATGTCAGGGTCGAATAACGCTTATTCGACGATTAATATATATCTCATATATATTAATTATATTCTTATTCTATTTCTTATTCTTATTCTATTGCGTTACATTGCGTTACTGGTAACGTTATTGTAACGTTACATTGAGATATTATGTAAACGAAAAGTGCCTGTTGACAGAATATTTATTTCTAGATTTTATTATTTTCTCAGATGATTGATTTATTCTGAAAACAAGCAAAATTTACGTTTACAAATTATTCATTTTTTATCTTTAATATAGTTACAATTTAGTACGGTCAGGACTGAGAATTTGAGGCTATTTGGGCGAATAAGGGCTTATTTGGATTTTTCTGGAAAACGTGCTCTTATTTTCGATTTTGGGGGTCTTATTTGATAAAATTAGTGTTTAAATAAGTATACCGATTTATTTTTTTAAATAATTAATTGCATCGTCAATTGTATATCCATACATTTTAAAGTATATGTGGTTTTGGGATGCGCCTTGCGCAAATGTTTTTCCTATAATTTTGCCAGAATCATCATAACCCGAAAATTTTAGCATTGTCTCGTAATCTCCTGTTAGCGAATAAATGTTATCTTCAACTTTTTTTAATTGAACCGGTATATCTTCAAACTGTATTTCTTTCATAGTTGAGAAAAGAACTGATTTAACGCAACTTTCATTAAGTATCGGTTTGGAATCTGATCTTACATACAAATTATACTCTAAAATGCCATTTGAAATATTTCCATAACCAGCTGTCTTAACTTTTCCAGAACCCATCCCACTAATGTGATGAGAATAACTTATGATTTTATTTCCGTGTACCGTTACATATACCTTATTGGGATTAGGGGAACCGAATCCAATTGAATTGCTAAAAGGAATTTGAGGTTGTTCTTTTTTCCACAATAGTGTATCTCCACCCCATATTTCATCTGTTTCCACGCCGTCAAGAAAAAACGAGGTGATTTCCTGCTGGTTAAGATATGCACGATAAATCATTCTTCTTCATCACCCTCCCATGTGCAATAAAGAGTATCTTTTCTGACCAATCCAGCTGTCACAAGATCTTCATATTTTAATTTATTTATACGTTTTACACACCGAAATTGTACCTTTTTAACAGTATCTTCTGCTGACTGAGTAGAAAAATCCGAACCGTCTGTGAATTCTTCGTAGCTGATCGTAGGCATTTCAGACCTTGTTCTGTTGATCGTAGATGTGATTTCTGGCGTGTTCTTGCCTAATTGCTGATTGTTTCCGTTATACGGTGAATTATTGGCAGTGTATGTGTCGATAAGCCCTGTAATGCCTAATTTCAGTGTTCTACTCATGATATAGCTGTGAATCACCCACTGTATTGCAGAACCATCCTCAGAAAGCTTGGAATGTGTCATTTCCACGGTTTGGCCAACCATATTGAACGGATTCCCTTGTACTTCCACGGAATATCCCTGTGCCCGATAATACTGCTTTTTGATAATGTCCTCTGCGACAGTTCCATAACAGATTGCATACTTCGGTTTTGTTCGGGTGTAATCCCCATACTCATTGGCGTTGTATGCGTAATTCAGCCAGTCTTGATTGCCTACGAAAAAGCTGTTGCGGTTATAGAATACGTTTCTTTCGTATGCGTCCTGTGCAGTCGGCTCACCGGACGTAAATACTTCACCAGACGGGTCTGGGTCTGTGTAAACGTAGTTAAAATACCACACTCTTCCCTCTGTTGCCTTGAAACTTTTGAATCTGTCAAGATGCACCGCAGACTCGTAAAAATCGAATGTTTCAACGCCGGAAACTGTCGTGCCACGGTGTTTGCAGTTCTTTTTGAGCTTCTTATATTCAAATTTTCCATCCCTGTTCATCCACCCAAAAACATTGTTTTGTAGACACAAATCTTCCAGTATATTAGCCACATTCATTTCAGAAGAATTGGCAGTATTTGGCACATATGCGCTGTCATATTTGAGTTTTACATCGACTTGTTCAATGCCAAGATACTTAAATAAAGCATCCCTGAACTGCTTCTGTGTAAACACCATTTGCTTGTCTTTTGTGTTGTTTTTATACCACCATGCAATATCAGTATTTCGCAATTTATACAGATAATCATATGCAACAATGGTTCGAACAAATGAATTTGCATCACGTTCTCCTGTCGCAATTTCGCCCGTGAAAATCTTGATTTCTGTGCCCTTACATTCAATATAAACCTCAATTTTCCCAGATGGATAAGTAGCTTCATCTGTCCCGATAAACTGTTGATGATAACACTTGAATGTGATCTGGTTGGATATGCAGCCACCAAAAATGAAGTATGCTTTATTACACAATGATTCCTGCAATGACAGCGTATTGGATTGAATATTATCGTTTGTCAAGTCCTCAAATTCACCGTTTATCCAATGCACTTTTACGTTGATCGGGTCGGTGTTATCTTCGAATGGATTCTTTCCATCCTTGGTTACTTTAATTTCAAATTCATCATATCCAACGAACGTTTCTATGCCGTCAATTTCAGTTTGATAAGACACTGTGATGGTTTTTGTCCCGGCTTTAGAACTGTCAAAACCAGAAACAGTGTAATCTGTGATTTCTTTCTCTGTATTATCTGTCCGCATAGCCACAACAACCAGCCCTGTCGGGTCAAATGTTTCACCTACTCTGTAATAAGTTTTCTCCGGATAATGTGTGATACGGATTCCTTGCAGTTCATACACAAGGACTTTGAATGTGACGGTATGGGTTTTATAGGTTACTGTAATTGCCTTTTCACCGATAGATGGGCTGTCAAGGTCAGAAACAGTAAATCCAGATGTTATTGCTTCAGACGTTCCATCAGTGTATTTCACTAAAACTGTCAATCCGGTAGAATCAAGCGTATCACCTACAAGGTATTCTTGCTTTGTGGGCGGTGTTTTAATTTCTATGCCAGTTATATCAACAACAAGAATTGAGAAATCTACGGTCTTCTCATCGAATGTAACCGTTACAGTTTTGCTTCCGTATGCTGACATATCCGGGCTTGACAGGGTATATCCGGTTACTTGTTCGGACGTGTTGTCATTGTAATATGCAGTAATTATAAGTCCTGTGCTGTCAAATGCTTCACCGACGAAATATCTGATTTTGGTCGGCATATGAGTAACTTCAATCCGAGTCAACTGGCCTAACCATGTAATCGTGCCTGTTGCCCCCCACGGCGAACCAGATATTTCATTAGTTTTTTTGTTCAAGACAATATTTGTTACAACTGATGTTTGAAAAGCGTTTTCGCCAATGGCTGTTACACTTGCAGGAATAGATACGTCTGTGAGCTGTGTATCTTTAAAACATTCTTCTGGAATTTCTGAAATACCATTTTCAATAGATATGGTTTTTAATTTTGTATTTCCAGAAAAAACAGCTGCTTCAGAAAGAACAACATCTTTTTTCAAAGTAAGGTTTTCCAAATTAGGTACGAGATATGCTGATATAATATCCCCGCCGCGAATTGTCAGATTCCTGCAATCAGGTATCATCTGTATAGTTTCGTACCCGTCAGAATCAAACGTTGTATCCTTTCCGCCGATTTCTACGTATTCAAATGTTGCATCAAAGAAAGAGTATTCTAACCATTTCAGTGATTCTGGCAATATGACATTTTTTAATGAACGGCAATTCTTAAACAAAGGGCCTTCGAGTGTTTCTAACCCTTCATGTAAAATTAATTCTGTTAAATTAGGGGAAGATTCAAATGAACCCATACTGATTTTTTTGACTGATGCCGGGATCTCAAGCTTGGTTCCTAAAAAGATAGGAAAAGTATGCTCCCCAATGTATCCAATTGTATTTGAAAAACTGACATAAGTTATATTATTAAAACCTTTTGCAAAATCACTTGGCACACTTATAAGTCCTTCATTAAAGATCATTTTTGTGCATCTTGTAAAAAGACTTTTGGGAACACCTATATTTTCACTATTATCATCTAAATCTGAAAAGCGTCCTTTTCCGGATATAGTCAACGTATTTGTACTGAGGTCAAAATCGGCTGTTACATCTTCATTATTTGGGGCTCCGATATGCACAGAGAAAGAGTCGAATACTGTGACATTCGCAATGCCTGCAGCGCCGAAATATTTAATATTAATGGGAACTGTTCCAGCATCTGTAACTGTAATGTTTTCAATGGTATAACCACTCGTTACGGTTTCCAAACCGTCTGAATATTCGACAGTTATATTATTTATATTCAAATCTGTCACATCGCCTACAAAGTAATATTCTTTCCAAAAAGAAACATTTGATATTCTTTCCGGCTGCATAATAGTAACTTCAAATGTGCAAGCGAAATTTCCGTAATGAACTGTGATTTCGCTTTGTTTTGGAGAACTGCTATCAAATCCAGAATATGTGCAGTCTTTTGTAACATCTATGGTATTTCCATTACTTAACGTTGCGGTTACCGCAATGCCCGTAGAATCAAATTCTTTTCCAATGTGATAATTTACCTTGGTTGGCATCGTAGTAACGGATATGGCGGTAATAGAAGCTTCTGAGACAGTAATTTCAAATGTTGTAGTCTTTCCAAATGCAGTGACGGTTATAGTCTTCGCGCCTGCGGAACTGCTATCAAAGCCAGATAATTCGTAATCTGTGACACTGACTGCTTCTCCTGTACTTGCTATTCCAGATATTTCAAGCCCAGTGCTGTCAAATAATTCACCCTGACAATATATGGTCTTATCTGGCATTTTGGAAACAGTTATGCTAGCGATTACTAAATCAGAATATTTTTCATAAGTAATCTCCTGTAATACTCCCGCGTTCTTTACCAGAATCGAAATTGGTACCGTAGAAGATACGGAAATATTCAGATTTGTTGTGGTTTTACCGTCAGTGATTGACGATGTGCCGGTGTACGAACTGCTTGTAGGCCTCTGAATAACATTGACAAAAAGAGTCTGTCCCTCTATCAAGAATACTTCGTATTTCAGTGCATACGATGAGGATGTGCTTGAATAATACACATATCCCTCGACTCTGATTTTGAGGAATCTTTTTCCTGATGCGAGCGTCCCCTCCTGTCGGTAAATGTAATAAACCGCGCCATCCCTACGCCAGATTTTGAGTTGTTCGGAGTTCTGCCCGAAACCGATAAAATTGTTTCCTGAAACATATATGGTACTGGCGGTCTTGCCCGCATAGGTAAACCAATCAACACCTGTGACACTGACTACATCATCATCGTGTTTCTTGTTGTTAACAACAGCAGTCATCCCGGCTGTCGTATTCAATAAACTGTCAAAAGATACTGTGTCTGCCATAATCATCCTCCCGTCTATAAAATAAAAGAGCACATGAGCTGTGACACCCATGCACTCTGGTTGTTAGTATTCGATCAGTGCGAACCGCATCTTATTATAAAGAATGTTCTTTGTCTCTTCGTCCACATTGATAATTTTGTAATCCACATCGGGCATATAAAAAACCCCCGTTCTGTAGGTGTTCTGCTCATCATCCCAATATGTTACGTTGTACTTCCGCTGTGCTCTGTTGACCAAGCCAGAAGCAAATGTAGACTGCAAATCAATCTTCTCTGCCAGATAAAGCGGTCTGGTATTAAAATCAATCTTTGTCTTAAAATTCGGGCTTGTGTCCCTGTGTAAGAGATTATTTAAGTCCCTGTATGCTTCTACTTCTGTTCTCTGGTTTGGAGTTGCAGTGTAATCATCGTAGGCGAGGTATTTGTTTGGAACAATTTTGCTTCCATACTTCAAGAGCCATCCCTCAAAACTGCTACCTGCAATAAAATCACTCATTTACCTCACCTACCTTTCAAATAATCCGAATCCATTGCGGTTTCTGAACTGTTCGTTTTCCTCTTGCAAATATCCGACTAAGTGACCATCTGCATAAATTGCCATGCCTTTGATAGCTTCCCGGATAACCTGCGCGATATTTTGATTGTTGTCGAATGTGTTGTTGCTGATTGCAATTACTTCACGGCGAATATCGTCACCAAAAGTACCATTCGCAGATACCGGTTTCTGATACATTCTGGCAGTCGGAACAGCTTTGATATTTGCTTCCATCTGTGGGAGCTGAATGCCCTGTATAGATGTGCTTATATCCCCGATTGTAGACTGTAATGCCGGAATCATGTTCTGCATACCTATCTGGAAGCCTTGCATGGTGAAATTACCGAGTTCTTCAAATACCTGAGATGGACTGTGAATTTTAAGAACTTTGCGGAATGTGTTAGATATACTGCTTGCTATGTTTTGAATGTTTTTAAACAAAGTGTTATTCGCAGTATTTACAAATCCGTTGTTCAGCCCGATAATTGCATTTCTTCCGACATTGTATAAGGATCCTATGCTGTTACTGATTCTCACATTCAGTTTTGTGAACCAGTGAAGTGCACTGGCAAATCCCGTATCAAGTCCCTCTCTGAATCCTCTACCGCAGAATTTGGCAAGTTCCTCAAACCACTTGGACGGGGAATGAATGCCGAGAGAATCTTGTGCCGGAGTTTTTATGCCGTCATTAACCATCTTATTTGTGGCATCTTTGACAGTTTGGGAATTTTCTTCCATGCCTTTCTTGAACCCGTTTCCAGAAGCTTTCCCGATTTCCTTTCCACTTGTTTCGGCGTTACTCTTAATATCATCCATAGAAACCCCTTTATACATGGCATTGAACGCCGACTGTACTTCTGGGCTAAGTGCCACAATGCTTCCAGAAAGACCATCTATATAATATCCGGCCGCGCTTTCCCCAAGAGTGTATCCTACAGGAACATTATCTTCTATAGTGCTTTTTAATGATTCATCGAGTGTGCTTTTAGTCTTTGATTTAAGAGTCTCTTTATAATCCGATATTCCATTTCCAAACTGAACCATCTGGTTTTCACCTATTGTGTAAAATCCGTTTTCGTCTGGTTCGAGTCCTTTTGCGATTGCCTGATAAATCTGCAATGCTTTTTCACCAAGAATCTGCTTTCCGTTTTCCCAGATACCGCCCATCTCGTCAATTGCATTTGCCGTTTTTACAACTAATTGCGCATAATCAACACGATCTGTTCTGTCTTTCAAACTATCAAAATGCTTTTCAATGTTCGAAAATGAAATACTGTTAATTTTATCCGCAGATTCTTTGGCTTTTTCGGCTGATGTTTTGGTTGAATCTACTGTTTCATCAACGATTTTTCTTGTTCCGTCAAGGGTTTGCTCGAATGCATCAAAAGATATTCCAAGATTGATCATTTCGTTTTGCAAATCATATAACGCGATTTTACCAGTTCCACTACTGCTTTCGATTTCAGAAATGCTTTTAGATAATGCTTGTCCCTGACTCGCTGTAATATCCCCTGCTTTAACCATTTCGAGAGCGGCTGTTGTCCAATCATCGAAAAGTTTCACGTCTTCACTGGTTACTTTATTGGGATGGATTTTTTTGATAACATCATCAATCCATGCATTAATAGCATTACTCACATCTCCCGACTCATATCCGATAATGTCATTTACAAAATCCTGTATTGACCAGTCTTTGTCTGCTCCAAAAATATTTTTGCTTAACCATTCTCCGCCTTTAAATCCTTTAAGAGCAATAATTCCAACAAGACCAGTTTTTAACACTGATAAGCCTTTTCCAAGAGAAGAATATGCGCTTCCTAAACCAGTAATTTTTCCTGCTAAATCAGCAGCTATTTTGATTCCGATAATAGTTCCAAGAGCTTTTCCGATGTTTTTGAGTTCATCGGGTGTCATATCTTTGAGCTTGTCATATAGCACTTTAATTCCGCTTCCGATACCTTTCAAAACATCTCCAAGCCCCTCTAGTGCGCCCTCGCCAATGGGTTTTATTGATTCGATGAAATTTGAAAACATTTCGTCAAGATCATCCCATGGAATTTTTTCAGCCAGTTCCATAATTTTTTCTTTTAAAGTTTCAAATCCCTTTCCAATGGCATCCCACGGAATGTGAATTTTGCCCATGGAATCAAGCTGTAGAAGAACTGCTCCAAGTCCTCCGGCAAGAGCCAAAAGCGGATGTGATGCAAGCATGGTAAGGAATTTCCCAACTCCTAATTTGTCAAGAATACCTATGGTACCTTTCAAGAGTTTGATACCGCCCAAGACACTAAAAAGCTGTCCCAACTTATATCCGATATCTTGTGCCTGTTCTGGACTAATTCCTTTAATAAAAGCGGTGATTTTGTCAATCATTTCCGGAAGTTTATTGACTCCATCTGCCGCCTTATCAAAGAAATCATCGAAGAAATCTAACAGGCCGGTACCGACATTCTCAGCAAATGGTTCTAATGCATCCCACAGTTTTACAAGTGAAGCATTAATTTTATCCCAGTTGATTTTCACAAGGAAATCGTTGAAAGCATTAATTAACCGCGGTAACCCTTTTTCTCCAAGTGTCCACTTGCCGAGCGGAACTAAGAAGTGTTTCCAGAAGTCTTTTAGTGCTGTCCATGTGAAATTCCGGAACTGTTTCAGCCCGTTGTTCCAGAGGTTTTTCAATGATCTTGTTGTAGGCTTTGCAGCTTCTGCAAGCTTACCGAATATGTCTGTGACCTTGTTCGCGAACGCCATAGCCTTGTTTTCCATGGAATTGTAGGCGGCATCCCACTGTTTCTGGTATTCGTCCAACAGGCTATTTAACGCGCTATTAAGGATTCCTGTATCAAGGGCGGATGTGTCGAGAGCTGGTGTTTTGATCTTAGAATTTGCAAGGTCTGACAGAGAACTGTCATCTTTGCTCATAACCTCTAATTCGTCATAGGACGAAAGGAACTGTTTCAATTTTTTGGCGTTTTTAGTTGCATCTTTCAGGCTGTTACTGGTGTCTTTTGCAGAGCTGTCTACATCTGAAATTCCAGAATCATCTATAGAATCCAGGGCTTCTGACAGTGCATCTACGTTATTTCCTGAGGATGTTCCAAAATTCCACTGTTTTAATTTGTCTTTGATTCCGAAAATATCTATAATGTGGTTTGCTAATCTTTGGAATGCAATTACCAAACCGTTTAAATATGGAAGGACGCTTGCAACCATTGGGAGAAAAATGCTTCCGATTGTTTGAGATAACAAAGCTAAATTTTGTCTTAAAATTCTAGCTTGGTTGGCAGGGCTGTTGATTGTAATAGCTAAGTTAGCCCACGCATGGCGCGAGGAATCCAGTATTACGATTGTTCTCAGCATTGCCTTACTTGCCTGGTCCATCTTAGAAACGGCGGTTTGTATTCCGAGATTACTTGCTACTTGCTGTAAATTTGCATTACGGATGTTGATTCCGTATTTATCTACAGCACGGCTCATGCCAACAAGTCCAGAAGTCATGTTGTCATAAACTTTGTTAAAATCTTCATTCCTGATTGAAGCAAGGTCGGCTCCGATCATTGTTAAAGCTTTAGAAAGCTTTTCAGCTTGGTCTGATGTTGCACCCATTGATGAAGAAATCTGCGCGAATGTAGCTTGATAATTCAGAAGTAAACTTGGGCTCATTCCAAGAGATTTTCCTGTTGTGTTTTCAGAAAGCAATCCCTCACTTGAAATATCATACCCGGACATCTTTGAAGTCAGTTCTCTGGCACGTTCACTAAAAGAGTTTGCATATTCTTCAGCGGAATCATACCCAGCTTCTTTCCATGAGGTTTTCGAGCTATCAGCCACCTGTTGAAATGCATTTTTGAAATAGTCCCAATCTTCAAGGAAATCCGCGGAACTTTTGACTGCACTTGTAATTTTCGCAGCTGCCGTTTTCAAAGTCCAGAATTTAGCGATCAGAGACATAATGCTTGGACTGCTTTTCTTTGCTTTTGAGCCTACATTACCAATAGCGTTTCCAAGACTATTAACCTTTCGTACTGCCCCGGCTGCTCCCTGCCCTAATCGGCTAAACACATTTGATGTAGACCGTGCTGCCCTGCCAGCGTTTCCACCTGCGTTTGATAATTGAGCAATAGCCTGCGTCATCTGTATGGTATTCCGGCTGATTTTTGGGGCGGTACTCATTGTCTGGAAGAATGATTTAAGACTATTCGCTAAATCTTCAAGATGTTCTGCCGTCTTTCCAGTTTTATCCCCTGCGTTCGCTAGTTGAGATATTGACTGAACAAACGTATTAATTGGTTGAGAAACGTCACCTATTTTAGAGAATGAAGCTGTGATTTTTCTAAGCTCTTTGCCGAGGTTCGGAAGCTTAGATGCAACTGTATCAATAGAACCACCTGCATTTGCCAGTCTTGCCAGCGAAGAAACAAACCGGTTCACATTGTTTGATACGTCTGGAATACTGATAAGACCAGATAATTCGGAAATCATGCTCTGAATCTTTCCAGACACATCACCTGTGGAATTTAATGTTTCGTTCAATCTACGAATGGCATTTACGAATGAATTTAATCCGCTGTCTTTCAGATTTAGATTCCCAAGGGTGCTCATGGACTGAGTGAACTGCTGTAACTGGCTATTTACTGTCGATAAATCCAGGCCGTTCAATTTTGCTTCGATATTGTTCTTGAGCTCATCCGTATTAATTGAGAGATTTACTTTTACCGGGTCGTAGGTAAGCGTGGATGCCTTGTTGATGGCATTTCTAATATCTCTGGCAATCTTTTCTTCATTAATCTTTACGTCAATTGGAATCTGACCGTTTGCAGACTCCATGGCAGACGCAATGTTCCTCTGGATTGACGCACCGAGTTGCGTACCTAACTCATTTACCGAGCTGTATACCCTGTCCGATGCCATTGCTGCATCCGAACCGGACAAAGCCTGAATTGATATTGGCTTGATGGAATCCCTTACTTTTTTGAGGTTTTCAAGGACAGTTATCAACTGATCTGCGTCGTTGATGGTATCATTTGGAATCAATGTAGGGAACTTTTCTGATAATTCTCCCCATGCCGAGTTAAGGTTAATTCCTTTTGTCGCATCAACTGTGATATTGCCAAGGTATTGCTGCAATAATTCCCTGAACTCGCCTTTTCCGATGTCTGCTTTGAGCATATCGGAAACGTAGATTTTTTTGCCCTTGAAATAATTGTAAAAGTCCTGCCACTCTTGCTCTGCACCATCCAGATAACTTCCGAGATTGGATTTTACAACCTTTCCGCTCTGTTCAATGCTTTTGGCAATATCATCAAGAGCCTTTCCCCAGTCACCGGCTGTGAAATTCTGTCCATCAAATGAATTTGTAAGCTGCTGCGCCAATAAATCTATCTGTCTTTGAAGTCTGGAAGCGGCACCACCTTTTATTTCAAATGCACTTGCAAGCTGTTTGGATAGTGCAGATGCGTCTATTTTTGTAGCATCCAATGATTTTTCGACAGAATATTTCAGTTTTTCAGACATATCCGCCGAATTAATCTCTACATTTACTTTGAGATTCTTGTTTTCAAGATTGCTCAAATTTATTTTGCTGAGACGTTCGAGCTGTGCGGCCATGCTATTCAACTTACTTGTATCAATACTTTTGATAGATTGCACGGCATAACTGAGAGTACCGATAGATTTAGAAAAATTCCTCATCAAGCCTACGCTTTTGGACATCAAGCTGTCTAATCGGTCGAATTTATTGCACAAATCATTGATTGATCTCGACGCACTGGAAACGTCACTGCTGACTTGTATCGCCAAGGTATCAATCGTATTGTCAGCCATATTCTCACTCCCTTCTCAAAAAATATTTATAGTAAAAAAGAGGGGACAAAAATGTCCCCTCCATCTGGTTTTCTACAGTCTGAATTTCCCGATTTTAAATCGGAAAACATAATTGTCCCGTTTTTTTATTTTTTCTTATATTTCTTAGAATCCGCAGCAAGCGCATCAAAAAAATTAACCGCTCTTTGCAGTTCTTTTCCTCTCTTTTCTTTTTCTTCCTCTACAGTGAGTGGGAAGATTCGGAACGGCTCTGTCGGATACTCATATGGTGCTTGACCATTTTTTCTGAACATATTGCATACGGTAGCTTTGAGAGCTTCTACAGTGTACACTCCCTGCATATGCTCGTGGAAATTCTTTCTGTCCTCAGAAAACTTATATGCTAAATCGTAGCATTCCAGTTCTCTTGGTTCAGAATCCATAAACTCTGCTTTTGAAACTCCGTTATAAATATAGAACGGAAGTAAATCTTCCATAACATATCGGCTAAATGGTTTCTGAATTTTTTTTACTTTTTGGCTGGCTTCTTGTGATCCTGTGGTGCTTTCACTCCATTCTCCATCTCCGGATTCGGATTCTGAAGAATATCGTTTAAAAAACCCGCGTTCATAAGCTCATCGGCAAGAATGCCGAACAACTGTAAGAGTCCTCTTGGCTCATCGGTTTCTTCATCTTTGTAATCATCCAGTAAATCCCCAATTTCCTGCAATGATTCTGCCGGATTGTATTTTTTAAATCCAACAAAAAGAAGCTCCCTGACTACGCAGAATAAGTCTTTAATTCTTCCAATTCCGGAAACGTCTCCATCTGTTTCGATTTCTGCTGATTTAAAAAGCTTTGCCAAGTCCTGAACTCTTTCCATAAGGTCTGTATCGCAAAACGCATTGTAGCCAAATTTGATAATATAATCAGTTCCATTAATTGTTAATTTTGTCATTTTATTTGTCCTCCCAAATCATAATAGAAATTCCCGCCAAAGATTTGACTCAGTGGCGGGATGTTTGTCAACCTCCAAGTGGGGATGGAAAGTCTTCATCAGATGGCTCGATTTTTTCTTCAATCTTAATTTCATCCGAAATCGTAACGTTTGCAGTAACTTCCCATGCTGCATTTACTTCGGCAGATGGAACGCCAAGCCTTGACGGTACAATTGGGATAAACCAAGCCTTTGTAAGGTCTGGATGATAAATTTCCAGCCAAGGTCTTTTGCCTTCTGCTTTGTTCTTGTCCCATGTTCCACAGATGTTTTCCCAAGTATCAATGAACACCTGAGACATACCAAATGTAAATCCCATGGCTCCCGATAAATCGAGAAGTCCCGGAACGGATGTTTTGTATTTTGTTGCGTTCAGAGATGTGGTGTCGATAGTATCAGGTTCCGGGTTCATATCCGGAATAGATTTCGGTTTCTGTAAGTTGTAGTATTTGTCTGTCGGGCGTGTACCCGCTATAGTTTCAAATGCAATCGCGACCTTCATGCCGATGGTACTAAGGTCAATCGCTGGTTTTGCTGCCATATTCGGCTCCTTTCTGCTTTTTCAGCTATAAAATTACAATAAAAAAGAGCCTTGCCGGCTCTGACACGTAACCCTGTGCCCGGGAGATAAAAGGATCACCGTCCTTTCTATTCATCTGTGCCTGTTTTCAGTTCCGGAAGCCCTGCTACAGATGTAAGCAAGGATAAAACGCCGGAAAGAACGGACGCAGATACGACCATCTTCCAGTCAACACTTCCAAGGACTGTTGCGGTTCCGATTGTCGCAACTGCTGTCTGAGCAATTGTCTTAACAGCTCTGATTCCCGCAGCTTTCAGCCATTGTAATTTATCTTTACTCATAGGACACTCTCCTTTCTTTTTGGTATAAAAAATAGAAGCTGTTACGCTTCCAATAATTGCCCGGTGTAAATTCTGCTGTACCGGCTTATGATTCGTTTAAAACTCTTTTCGGAGTTTGCAACTTCTTCTGGCCCGTATGTCCGGCGAAACCCCATCGAAATCATAGCCTGATGACTTTTGCTGTCGATTTCATATGCAGTCGATAAAGCCTTTGTTCCAGATGCGTAACTTTCCGTTTGAAACGAAAGAACCGTTGCGCATTCGCGACCTTCGAGACTTGTTGACTGCGTAGGATTTCCCATCATGAACAATCTGGCGTATTTCGTTTTGCCAGATGCTATTGTCTGGCTTTTCTCCATGGAAAAATTGCCTTTGCCGACTGTTTGTTGAATGGATTTGCCCCATCGTTCAAAAACTTCCGATACCGGGTTGTCAATGGCAAATATCATGGGACACCTCCTTTAAAAAAATCACCTGTGATTTACAGATGATTCGTCTAGTTATGCCTATTTCTACTGCTTTAACTCGCATTCTAAATATATCATATTATAAACATATGATTCCATATATAAGCATATGATATTGTAAATTCGGACAATAAAAAAAGACCCCCGGAAATAAATCCGGGGGGGATATTATAAACTGAATACTTCTTTTGCAATTTTTCTGATGCTCTGCATGATTTTTACACTTGCTTTATATACCGGCATAGTAGCTTCAGTACCATAAGAACGTACCCATTCTCCAGAATCCGCAATGTAAGTCCATGAATCGTTTTTGCCTTTGCCTTGTCCGTAGGAACCGATGGTGTAGCCCAGTTCCTGTCCTTTTGGATGTGGGCTTGTGCCTGCCGGGGTGTTGTAGTGGATTCCTGCGCCAAATTCTATGAATGCAAGCGATTTTCCCTCACACACAAGCGTCGCCTGAGAATAGCCGCCAAAGTTATTGATTCTGATATAGGTGTTGTGGTTTTTGTCAGAATCGCCTTGTGCCAATGCTATGTTTTCGTCTATAACCGGGATTCCAAGTTCCGTTAGCCTGCGGACAAATTCCTCATTCTTACTCACAAGCGACTTCTGGTGCGCTCTGAGCTGCTTTATTGTGTCCTGTATAGATTTCTGCGACAATTCCATTTTGATAGTCTTATTCGCCATCTGAACCATCTCCTGTGTACTTAATACCGTATCGTGCCACATTGCCTTTCTGGGTATCGAGAATCTTTTTCAGGCGGTAGTCTGGCGGGACTGTAGGCTCTCCATCTTCACCTAAAACAAGTTCTCCTGCTTCGGTCAGTTCTGGTTTGCAGTCAATCCAGAATACATCGGCAGTCTGTGGCTTGAAGTTGCGGTCGAAGTTTGTGATGTACCTGTCATAGTCCGGGATATAACCGGCGGATAATTCCTCTGGTGTTCCGGCAGTCGCAGATACGGAGAGGTGATGTAATTCTGGCTTTTGGTACGTTTTGATTGTGTCTATCCCGTCAAGGCCTTCAGTTACCCTTGACCAATACACTGTCTGTTTTTGACGTTTCAATCCTCTCATGGCGTTTTCTCCATTCAAAAAGAGTCTTTTTATTTTAATCTTATATTGCATATTTCATATGGGACGCTTTTACATCTTCGTCTGCCACTTTTGCATAGATCATTGTTGTGTTAATGTTTACATGTCCTAATATTTTTTGTACTTCGGTGATGGGAGTGCCTTTCTGAAGCATAAGTGTCGCAAGAGTATGTCTAAACAGATGTGGTGTCAGCGGTCTGTCCAGTTCTGCCCGCTCGCCTATCAATTTAATAATTCTTTCAATTGCTTCCTTTTTGAGTGCTCCGTGAGGTTTGCGCTCACTCACAAATAGATATTCTGTTTCATCGTTTCTTGAGGCAATATACTGTTTTAAAAGTAATTTGCTACGGGCATTTAGGTACGTTGTTCTATGTTTATTTCCTTTACCAAGTACAACCACTTCGCCTTTGTGAAAATCTATGTCAGATATCTTTACAGTGCAGGCTTCGGTAATCCTGGCACCAGTGCTGTATAGGAATTCAACTATCGCCTTTTCACGTACCGTTTCGCATACTTGTCTGATTCTTTCCAGCTCCATATCTGTCAGAGGTTGTTTTTCAATGCGTTCGTATTTGATATTTTTAATAACTCTGCATGGATTCTTGCCTATATATCCTTCGTTTGCAGCCCACTCGAAGAAAGCGTGTATGGCAGTTCTTCTACTATCAAGTGTTCGATTGCTCAATCCTCTACTCTCCTGAACATTATACAGATATACACGAATATCATTTGCGGTAATGTCCTCAGCTTTTTTATTGACTGTGAAAAAGAAATCATCCAGGTAAAGATTGTAGAGTTCGAGAGTCTTTTTGCTCAGTCCCTCAATTTTTCTACTTACAATGTAAGTTTTGTAGAAATCTGGCAAATATCCAGTATACTTTACAACTGCTGTTTCTCTTTGACCGATATCAAAATCATTTACATACAACGCCAGTTTGTTTCTGACTGTTTCCAGATACTCTTCCGGAATTTCTCCATACAGTTTGGTCATAAATCCATTCACGAATTTTTCACGCATAAAAATACCCTCCTTTTGGGTTCACAAAGGGAAGGTATCGTGCTATAATATACCCGTACCTTTTGTGGTGCTGGAGCTGAACTTTTTGATTGGTAGTCGGGAGTTCAGCTCCCTTTTTGTGTTATGTATATTATAACACTTCCCATGTGAAAAGGGTACTTTTATTCGGTTTTTTAGAATGTATATTCATGTGTTTTCTTTAGAATGGCAGCGCATTTTTCGGCGGCTCTGCCCTTATCTTTTCCGGAAGTTCGTCATCTTCGGCATCTGCATACCGGCGGCAGTTGTATTCTGCAATGTCCATCTCCTTTTCGATTTCTTCCAGGGTTTTGTTGCTTTCACCCTTTTCGAAAAGGAACAGGTCGTAGATGATAGACCAGAGCTTACTGATTATCTGCAGTTTCGTCATTCTTCAACGATTTCCTCCATGCCTGCGTCAATAAGGAGCTTTTTTACCTTTTCTTTCAGGAGTCTCGGTGTTCTCTTGTATTCTTCTTTTGCTTCTTCAATTGTTTCTTTGCTTAAGATTTCTGTAACCCATAATTTTGCCATCATTTCTTTATCTCCTTTGCTTAATAACATAATGATTAAATTCCTACGCATAAACCTGTTCACTCATTTCTAACAGGCACTCTTTTAGCATCTCAATCTGTTTTGCCTGCGCTGTGATCTGTTCTGACTGTTCTGTCAGAAGCTGTTCTGTACTCTTTTTAGTTTCTGGAACATAGTCAAGATACTTTTTGGGCTTCTGCTCAATATCAGAAAGCCGATCTGCAGATGTCACAAATTCATTACAGTCATATTCGTATACTGTTTCTGTGTGGCTCTGTGATTCTTCTGATATATTTCCTTGCTGTATTTCTTCTGTGATTTCTTTTTCGTTTGCACAGATAAATACATAAATTCCGTCTCCGGAATCAAACGTCTTAAGCAATGGCTGTTTCTGTGTAAATTTTACTTTCTTCACGTTTTATCACCCCTTTACATATCTTCATAATCTTCTTTACTTTCCATTTCTTCCGGATGTGCTTACTATTTGTATTCTTCAGGAATCCATAGAAACTACTACATCGTTTTGCCAGTTTAAATGGAATTGGTTTATGTGTCTCATAACATTTTAGGGCCTTTTTATATGCCCTTCTGATTCTACGGAAGTTTCTTCTGCGAACAGTCATTTTATGCTGATATATCCGGTATCCCATCATATCCACGAATGTTCCAGTTATTTTGTAGATACGGAAGGTGTTCTTAATGGTCAGTCCCATATCTTTTGCTTTTCTAATGAACATTTTCATTGCTTTCTTGATGTCTTTCTTATTTGTTCCGGCAAACAGCGTATCATCCATATAAAACGTTTGCTTCTTAACAAGATTAATCCGCTCGCTGCATCCATTCCGGTGCTTTCTGGTACGGTACATTCCTTCGGCAACATGATGATACAGGATGCTCATATACAGATTGCAGAGAAACTGGCTAAGATATGAGCCTATACTCAGGCCTTTCTCAAAACTGTAAATCAATTTTCTGATCAATTTAATCAGCAGATCGTTCTTGATGTGGCATTCCAGGAATTGCATAAGCTTATCCCTATCTATGCTCTCATAATATTTCTTTACGTCTGCCTGAGCAACGAATGTGAGCTTATGGTTTCTCAACCATCTTCTTACGTCCCTTGCACCTTTTAGAGTCCCACGCCCTTTGATGGAAGCGTACTGATGCTCTCCAATGCGTTTCAGAATAGGCTGCAATGCTATAACTACTATGTAATCATACAACTGATGCTTTATATTCTGGATTCCGATTCTACGGATTTTCCCGGACGATGGGTCTACTTTTTCCCGGTACCATACCGGAGGGAACTTAATGTCCCAGTTAATGATTTCATTCCGGATATCATCAATCACTGCTTCCACCAGAAAACAAATAGAATTCTTTCCGTATCTTCTGAAAATGCAGTAAATTTGATTAACATCCAAAGTCGTATATGTACTAAGTAATCTCAGCACATCATTTCTTTTGTACTTTTTCTTCAGACATTTATATACCGCTGTGCTGATTAATCCGCGGTCTGTTATATCAATGGCCTTGCAATATCTTTTCATTCGATTATTTTAAAGAGGGTTTCCGGTTTTTCTACTAGCCCCGAATACAGTCTCATACACTGTATTTCTTACTTGCCGTCCCCGGCTTTCAGCTGGCCTTTCTTGCTTATTTTAACGCTTATGCGTAAAGAACCTTTCGGCTACACCCTTTTCAGGTGCGAAACATGATGCAAATAATACTAGTTTTGATATAAATAATATCAGGAGCCGTAGTTCCACCTGTCATTCCAGAGCCCGTTCCTGCAATTCACGTACGTGGAACCGGAGTTCGTCCCATTCCTGAGGTTCCCGGCTGCACCATGAGTCCTTATGCTTTTGTATATGTTTGGAAGGAATTAAGGGGAAGTCCCCTCTTTTCCTTTGGAAAATTCACCCCTAAGGGCCTTTTTAATCGCAGGAGCCGCAGACCCACCAGACAGTCCAGAGCCCGCCCCAGCAATCCACGCACGCGGAACCGGAGTTCGTCCCACTCCCGAGGGACCCGGTTTCAAGTGATTCTCTGGTTCCAGATGTGGCTGTTCCTCCGGCGTAAACTCTGCTTCCCATTCCTCGATCAGAAGAATCGGTTGCGGCTATTGGCCACCATGCACCTGTTTCTTCATCAATTTCTACATCACCAACCCACCAGTCACTTCCTTTGCCATCTGCACTGGCAGGTATGTTTCCAACAAGTTTATATGTACTCTTGACAATATTCTCGTTATCACTCCATGCAGTTCCTTTTTCACGGATATATACATCTTTGCTGTAATCACTTTTGAATACCATCACTGTATTTGCAGCTACATGATAAGCACCTACCTGATATTCGACACCCTGAATTCTGTATGGATGTCTTGCTGATGTGTTTGATACAGCTGCACCGTCATGCTTTCCAATTACTTTCTTCGTCTCGCCAGTGTGAATGTGCATAGAAGACATTGTGATCGGCGCATTTAAGGTATCCGTAAGTTTTACAGGTGCTGTAGTAAATCCTTCTGAAATATCCAGATACACTGCTTTGTTTCCACTTGCAAGATCTTCAATACGAAGAATCTTTACGTCGTCCGCATAGGAATGCATAGTTCCGACTCCGCGGTCTTTATTTACTGCACCATTGTTGTTAGAACCATATCCAACAGAAACACATAATCCAACTTCCAGGTTTGCTGCCTGTGCTGCTGTTACCGGGAAGTAAGTTGCCTTCTCCGACCTCTGCTCTGCTGCATCGAACTGGAAGCTCCAGTTGTTTACACCCTGTGAAATCTTTCTGGAACTCTTCTGCCCGCCTTTGATCGCATTGAAAATCATACAGAAAGTCTGACGTTCTTTGCCGCATCCTAAGTATCCGGCTCCTTTCCTCTGGTAATTCTGATGGATATTTCCGTAACTCTGGTTTATTAAAATCTTCTTTCCGGGCTGTGAGTGTGGCAATCCGTCAGAACCGGCTACAGATGGAAATGCAGACAGAAGCCAATAAGCAGGTACGGAGCCATCAGCGTTCTTCTGAAATGGCTTTAATCCCAGTTCCTCATGCGGTGTGTCAGACCATGACCAAAGAAAATAATCTCCCTTATCTTCTTTTCGGTAATAGAACATCGGGCCGAACGAACATACATCCGCTGTGCCGGTCTCCGAATAGTTATCCTCACCCTCAATTGCGGTCAGCTCATAGTCCTCATTGTCGTGGCGAATATAATTTCCGTACCACCACTGAAACTCTGGGCGATTCGCATATCCGTCAGCACCTTCTACGGTATCTGTGGACGGTTCGTATGGAATCAGCTTGTTTACGCCTAACTTCTCAATCGTAGTTGTCGGATTTGCCGCTGATTTCCACTCTTTTGACTGGTACACTACACCTGTTCTCTGGCGGTTAAGATATTCTTCTACGGTATCTGTATGTGGTGTGCCACAGATAATGTCGTTTAGGACACTAATCTTTTTCCCTACTTCTGCTGAGTCTGCCGCTTCTCCTGTTTTGGAAAGAGTAGAATCCAGTGCCACGTACGCCTTTCCTGTTTTTGAGTCAACAGCAACCTCGAGGGATTCCGTTGTTTTTTCTTTTGCAGTAATCCCGCCTCTCTCCGATTCTGTCGGAGCAGGCGGAATAAAAATATGTACCGTATCATTTTCACGGTCATAAAATCCTTTTGTTTTCTGCGTTTTCATGTGATTTCTCCATATCTGTTATTTATTGTCAACTGTTTATAATGATTAAATGCGCTGTGCCTGCGGTTTTAATAGTTAACTAAAGCCCTCTTTAGTTAACTTAGAGTGTATTCATAATCATTTCCAAGTCCAAAGCGGATTTAGTACACAAAGCTCCTGTTATCTCCATAGCCAATTCGATCATGATATATCTTTTTATTGTTTCTGTCGACCGTTACAATATCTAGTGCGTTTTCCGTGATGTTTCCTTCGCTTCTTCCATTGCTTCCGATAGGATATGCTTGTCTGAAACTATCGCACGTAGTAGCGACAATATTGATACCATTATAAGTCGTACTTATGTCACGATGCATATGTCCACACTGAATCAAAACTATTTTATCTCCTACCGCATCCGTAAAATCATAATTACGAGAGGCAAGTGTTACAGCATCTCTGCTGTTGTATGCACTTGCCATTCGGATAATATTTATTGCCATAAATTCTGCGGTATCATATGCATACTCTTTCTGTTCTTTAAGCCATATAATATGGGTTACTATTATTGGCATATATCCTACTGGAATAGATAATAATGACTTATACAACCAATCCTGGTTATGTTCATTCAAATCGTTATAGTTTTCATTCGTTGTACCTGGCATCGCGATATCTAAAAAAATATACACGGTTTTTCGTTGTTTGCACCTATAAATATATCTTGAAGGAGTAATTATATCAGTCGTTATACCATTCGTGTACTCCATCTGTGCATATTTATATATGTCAAACACGTTATATATAAGCTTAGATTCCACTTCACCGGATTTGTCATACACCTCTCCATCATCATGGTTTCCTAGAGCGAAAAGATATTTTACGTGAGGATTTCTCGAAAGATTGAATCCGCATTCGTATAAATAGTCTATGCCGTATCTTTCTTTCATTCCGTCCATACCTGTGAACATATCTCCACCGCAAATTACCTTATCAACGCTGGTATTTTTTATGATATAATCGATTATATCTCCATATCGTCCAGAATTCCCCTGATTGATGTGCAAATCAGTTATAAATAAAAATTGGTCGTAGTTTAGTAAATTTTGAACTCGATTATTTATATCTGAAATTTTAGAGTTCAAATGCGTTAGCCAATATTCTGGAAGTTCATGTGCGGAAATAAGATAATTTTTGATTTTCGTACTAGAAATCGAATTAGCCGTTCTGTCTACAGATATATAACATTCTTTTGACACAGCATAATCGATTTCCTTATAATCGTCTCTTGAAACACTCACCCTAAAATACTGATCGTTGAGCTTAAATTTGTAATCATGCCTTTCTGACCACGTTGGGGAAATTTCGTCTTTTAAATATTGGAATTTTGTATTATATATATACAATCTCGCTATATATCCACTGGGAATATCTATGGTTATTACAGCGTTTTGTGGTGAAAAAATAAAATCTGTGCAAAATTTCCCAGCATCCATATTTAAAGTTCCGAACGTGGTATCAATTCCAGAATCTTTGTTCCACTTAACGCTTTGAATATCGTTTAAGGTCACTTTGTTCGATGCGTCTTTCAAAAATTTGACATCAGTATCAGTTGCCGTATATGCTTTTGATACTGTCGAAAATTCGTCGACATTTGCAATTTCATTCGCATTTTCCGAAGATCGCAGTATCATGACATTAAAAATTGCGCCCTTGTTGATCGTTATCAAATTATTCGACACGCTATCTATTTGATAGATAATTTTGTTTTTGTCGTCATAAAAATAAAAAATTGCTTTAAAATCCGAGTTGACATGTTCGACAAAAATATTTCTTGTTGCTGTAATTTTAGATTTGGTCGAAACTCTATTTTTTATAAATGCGTCAAAATGCCTATCGTTTCCAGTCAAAGTGCCTACAGAAAGATTCGTAAAAACATTGTTTAATTTTAATTCTCCTTCCCATGTATTTTCTATATCTTCCTTTAGTGAATTAGTTACCTCCCCGACTGCGCCTGCATCAGCGGCATATCCAGTCTTCGTGAGAGTGCTATCAAGGTTGATGCCTTTATTAAGTTCCATTTTTTGGTCAGAACCAAATTCAAGGCAGTTTGTTTCTTCGTTGTAATCTACGCTCACCGGAAACATCGGAACGATATCGCCAGATTCGTTAATTCCGGTAATCTTGCCAGAGTTTTCCGAACCTTGGTTCTTATTCAACTTATTTGATATATCAGCTGACAATTCTGTAATTTTATCTCCGGTAGCCTTTGCGTCAGCAGCTTTTCCAGATACGCTCAAAGTTTTGTCTGTTCCGGAAAGATAATTGTCTGGAATTTTAGTCAAAAATCCGGCATCGTTCTGCAATTCGCTTGTTTTGCTTGGAATCTTTGTATCAGCCGGCAATGCTCCAACTTCTTCAGCCGTATATGTCGGCTTGTTCTGCTGTTTTACCCAATCCGACAATTCACTTGATTTAATGTAAAGCGACATATCAATCGGAGCGCCCATGGTGTCCCAAACTACGCCGTTCCATGCCACATTCATTCCTGCTTCGCCGTAAATGGATTTAGACTCGATATTGTACATATCGCCAATGTCTGGATTTAATGGAAGCAAATCAGCAGTCGCAACTGTACCTCTGTATCTTACAGGGCTATTTAATTTTGCTTCCATATCGGAAATCTGGCGTTTTAATATTGCATATACTTTCTTTGCTGTTAATGCCATATGCGCTTCTCCTTTACAGTTTGTACCATGTGTCGGTAGGTTTGTGATATTCGTATAATTCAGAAGTGTCAAGGCACAATGCCGAAGAACCACTCTCTACATAATGTGGGAGCTTTGATACGTCTTTTGAAAGTCCCTCGTAATCACGAACCATGCCTTTTGCATCTGTACACACCCAACTGCCTAAATCCGGCAATTCGTCGCCGGGATTGTACTTGATTCCATCAAAAATAACTGTTGTTTTTGCTTTTGACATCTATGCAATCATCCTTTCTGCCTCGATAGGAGCCACATATGTGAACTGGTTTCCTAAAATATCTCTAGCTGTGCCAATCACGAAACAAGAATAGTCTGCCAGAAGATTGCAACACCATTCTTCTGCATCCACCCAATACCGTTTCTTGACCATGCGGTGAAGTTCTGGCAATAGACCGTAGCTGAACATCACGCAATGACCTAATTCATGAATAAATACACGGTTCAGAAGCTCTCCGTGAAGGTTATTTGCGATTGAAATAATACGGGTGGAATAATCCGATACCCCGAGCGTTCTATTGCCTGTACGGTCAATTAACACGCTGTCGTGTGGAGACACAAACTGTACTCTCCATTGGTCGCCGTTCATATAAAATTGTCTTAGCATGGCTTATCACCATCCTTTTCAAATTAAATCAAGTTCTTGGAATACTTTAAAAATCTTTGGAGATTGAATTGCAAACCAATCAACCATTTCTTCGTTCGTAGCCCATGCTCCATAAAAATTGGCAGACGAAGAATCAAGTCCACTTTCAAATAAAAAAGCATGAACAATTTCATGACGTAGAATGTTTTTCTTCCAATTTTCGTAATCTCTTAATTCACAATCATCTTTTTTGTTACACACTATAATTTCGTGCGCGGACATATCCGTGTATCCATCTCTACCTTTTCCATCAAGTAAATCGTCGTCTTTTTCATTCCTGAAATATATTTTGTACTCAGTTCCTAAAATATTTACAGTCATATTTTCCATAATCAATCCTCGAATTTCATTACGAATTTTCCACCACATTCACATTTTTCATGACAGTCATATACATTCCAATTAGTTGTTGATTTGTCAGCACTTGGTTTCTGTGGTTTTCCGCATTTCTCACAAATCATTTTAATTTTGACTTCCGCTTTTTTTCTTGGCATATTATGTACCTCCATAACTAAAAAGCCCCTGCTACATTCTTGTAACAAGGGCAAAATTCATTTCATATTCAATTCATCTGCTGTATGAAACGTGTCAGATCAGTTTTCATCTGCTGTCTGATTGATGCGTCTGCATCATCCCACATTTCTTTCATATTGCGGATGATATCTTCTGTATACTCTTTCATGGAATCATCCATTTTTCTCTTGGATTCAGCGTCTTTGGAATCATGGTAATGTCTACGATTCTCGCTGTACCTGTCGTAGGTTTCACCATATCTGGACTGCTGACGATTCATGCCATCATTCCCCATATTCCTGTCCGAATATTCTGGGTGATATCCCATGCGGTACATATTGCGTTCAAATTCTGGATTATTCAGATATTCATTCATCCAGTCATCATCCTGTGCGTGAAGATAAGGAATATATCCCATGCGGCTTCCTCTGCCTTTTGGTGCAAATCTGCCGTTTGCATAACGATATCTGTCATATCCCATGCGTCCAAGATATTTCTCTTCCTGCTCGCATTCGTCCATAGCTTCTACGATTCGATAATCTTTGTCTGCACAGATTGCGCATTTTACTGCTTCTAAGCAATCTTTCAGATCATCCCAGTCCTGAGAACTAAGATTGTCAAATCCATGTGCTTTGGCTTTTTCCATAGCCCATTTTCCCATTTCCATTGCAACTTTATGCATTACAGCGCCCCCTTTCTAACAGCCTGTGTAACAGGTGTATCTGCTGCCGGGGCTGTACCGTTAATTGCTGTCAAATTGTTACTCGGACTACAAGCTGGATTTCCCAACATCTTGAATACTCCGCCAGTTGCACTTGTAGCTACTCTGGTTGCGTACTTCGTTCTGGTTCTTATTCCGCAAGCCGTAACCTGTGCACAGCAACGATTCTCTAGTGGATACAAAGTTGTTCCTGTTCCTATCTGAATCATTACCGGGGCGGTAATCGTAGTGGCTTCTGGTATACTCTGTGCTACAACAATACAATACTTCTCTCCGTTATTGTAGCTACCTGCCGGAAGTGTGATTACAAGATTTCCGCCAGTGAATGTAACAGACGTTGACAGAATCAGTTTCGAACAAAGCGAACATACATTTTTACAACTCATATTTCTACCTCTCAATCAAATAAGAGGTGAGCCGCAACCCACCTCTTAGAATTAGTCAACCTCTAAGGGTGAGTTACTTAGCAGCAACTGTTTCCATATCCGTTACATCCTGCGTATGCATACGGAGCCGGTACCTGAAATGCAGGAATCGGGGATGGATTGATTGAATTGATTAATCGCTGCGTCTGTGCATTCATTTCAGTTACAATCAGCGCGGACTGGCGATCCTGAGATGCAGCACGCTTCAGATCAGAGTTCTCTGCCTGCAATGTTGCAATCTTATCATTCGTCAAGAAATCAAGGATTGCTCTTGTATTGCTGTTCTGATTGTCCAGAATATCTCTGGTATTGTTGTTCATTGTGTTCTGGAGAGCACAAGTGTTGGTAGCCATGTTGTAGTTGACACCCTGGATAGCCTCTCTCGTTTCGCAGCAGCAATTTGCTAACTGAGACTGCAATGCATTGGTATTCTGCATACCTGCAACAGTGTCAGCGTTAATTGCTTGCTGAACACCATTGAAGCCTTGAAGCATTCCAACATTCATACTATTGAAGCCACTCTGCATGGTATTGTTAAGGGCGTAAGAGCTGTCGCAGATACCCTGCTGAATGCCTCTGATACCATTCTGAATATCATTAAGAGCAAATTCCTCATTAATATCTGAACGGGTCGCCCATCCTTGGAATCCGGCACCATTTGCACCGTTTCCACCATTTCCGCCGAAGCCGCCGCCCCAGCCGCCAAAACCTCCCCATCCAAAGATGGCAAAGATCAGGACGAGCCAGATAAGTGAAAAGCCATCACCGCCCCACATATCATTGGCGCGATTATTAGAGCCTGTAGCGGCAGCAATGTCACTAAGACTGTAATTTGAACCATTCATCATGTTTTTAGTCTCCTTAAATTTTATTTACAATAGGAGACATCCGCGGCTGTCGTCCCGAATTGTAGCGATTTTTAATCACCCAATTGTGGGGAAGTGTTATAATCCAAGGAATTTTTGTATAATTCCATCTGGAGATAAATGTTTTTCGTTAAATACATTTTGCTGTATTTGATGTAACTGGTCTGTATCACCTTTTTTGTATAAATCCAACGCATTCTTCAATGTTGGATTATTTCCTGCAAATTTACTCATATCGTTCATCATGTTGTCAACACTTCCGAACCTCTGAGAGATCATTCTTTCAAATTGCTTTTTCATCATGGCGTTTGGATTGAATGTCATCTCTGCCTACCTCCGTTCTGCTTAGGTTCCGATGTCCCCGACATCTGCGTCGGAAACATATTCTTTATTTCAGAAATCTCAGAACAAACATCATTCCGAAGCTGATTAAACATTGCTTCAATGTCAATCTGCTTTTCATCTTGCTTAGATTGCTGTTCGTCTGGATTTACGAGTCGGTAAACAAAAATCCTGCTCCTCCCATCGGATTGAAGCTGTTTTCTGTAAATTTCAGTTCCGTCTGTTTTTGGATAGTAAACAGGATTGCCGGACATATCCACATCTTTAGCCTTTACAGTATCAATACCGTCAACCATTTGGCCTTGTAACATAGGTGACTGAGGTACCGGCTGTTGCATCTGTATTTGACCATAAGGCATTGTCTGCTGATAATTACTTTGTAGCTGAGCCAGCCTGTCTTGATACGGTTGTATCTGTCCGTATAGATTGTTCATCATTGGCTGTTGTGGATAATATGGGTAAGCCATAATCTATTCCTCCTATCCGGGATTCAAGAATCATATCCATATCATCTATGGAACGATACTTTTCCCATATGCCCTCATAAGGGTTTCTTAACATAGGCATAATCTATTCTCCTTATGCCTATATTATATAGGAAGGAACTCTACTTTTGAACGTCACTATTTCGCCACGTTTTCGCCATAATACAAAGAAAAGCCCCGGCAATACATCGGGGCAACTTTGGAAATTTTCTTCTTTATTCTTTTGTTAATTCGGTCTATGGTTCTCGGACTATACCCCATAAGTTCAGATGCTTCCCATAGTGTCTTTTCGCCATAGGCCCGTAATCGAAACAATTTTTCTTCTCTGGAATCGAAGCCTGCTTCTTTTAAATAAAATTTTCTTTCATCTTCTGAAAAGTCTGTATAATTCATATTTCCACCGTCCTCCCTTACAAGTGGAATCAAACTGGAAGAATACCGCTTAACATAAAACCGATAACTGCGCTGACAATCGCTGTAATAACGCATACAATGATTGTATCGTAACGCTTTCCCGGGACTGCCATGAGAGTCTTTATATTGTTATTCATCTCATCCACAGTCGACTTGATATGGTTCAAGTCATTCTCACTTAATGCTGTCTTTCTTTCCAGTTCTCCGATACGCTCATAAAACTCTTTACTACGATCAGATTGCTTCTCTTGCATCAGCTGAAAATTCTTTTCCAGTTCTTCTATGCGGTGTTCATTAAAACATTCATGTTCACATCCCATCGCCAGTTCCTTTCTTAACTCCCTTAACATTTGCTTTTCCCTACTGAATATAAGCAACCCAGCGGCACTCCGGGAGGACAAAATACTGTGCCACGTGACCCAACCATCTTAGTTAAATTAAACTTCCTGCAAATGGAAAAACGCCATGATTGATATATATTTCCGTTTCGGATTCCCATTTTCGACTTACCGAATTTTCAGAGTGCGATTCTTGGAACTCGGCCCCCTGTTTCACAAGGAAATAGAGAGCCAGATCAAATATGCAATCATAGCAATCTTCCATATCGGTATTGATTTTTTCATCTGTATATCCAGACGGATAGTTGCGTTTCTTTTTGAACGAACGAATTGCACGCTTCACAGACAAAGAAATCATACCGTCAGTTTCCGCATCATCGGATAGATACTTTTTCAGATCATTCATAAGCTCTTCGTTCATCCAAGATCACCTACCCTTGCTGAGATAAAATTTCTGAGATAATACCAGCCTTATTTGTCGATGTCAGGGCATAGCCATTGTCACTTGCGAGCTGTTTCAGTTGAACTACTGTCATGCTTGACAGCTCGTTTTCTGTATACTTGTGTTTAACACTTGCTACAGATGGTGACTGGCTGTTCTCGTTGAGACTATGCCCGTTTATTCCCCCGCTTTGGTACCGATTACGATACCGCCGTTGGCTTTTGGTGCAACCGGAACAAACATGCCAGATGCTTTAGTCCAAACTGCAACCGGGTCTTGTGTAGCCCACATGGACAGTGTTACAAAGGAACGATTCTCTTCCTGAATGAACTGTCTGTACTCAAGTTCCTCTGGTGTTACGCCCCAGAGTCCAGTACCAAATGAACCGTTCGGCTCTGCTTCATACAGAGTGAATACATTTTCTTTGAAGTATCTTCCTGTTTTAAGAGAGCCATCAGCTTTTCTGAATCTGAATTTCTCGTCACAACGATCAATGGTAATTCCATATTCCTGCATAAGCAGATTTGCAAGTTCCTGTTTGGTCAGAAGACGTTTGTTTGCTGCTCCTAAGACCGCTGTCTGCATTGCAGTGTTGTTTCTCATGTAGTTAATCATCTTGAGGGATGTGACAGATTTGCTTACCACATAGCCGTTATCCTCTGCAATCGCCACCATCTTCTGGATATCGCCCATGATATCTGCGTCTGGTTTAGACCAGTCTGTCATTTCTACCTTTGCGCTGGACGGAACGCCGTAATCAATGCTCATATCCACGTTATTCTCTTTGACTTTTACTGCACCAGTAGAAAGGAACTGGCCTTTCATAACATTTGCTCTGGCAATAACTCCTTCAAACAGGTTTGCTGCATCATCAAATACAAATTTCTTTAAGCTCTCGTCATCCGGTACGCCGTTTTCAATTGCCTGCTGTAATCTCTCAGACTGATTGATTTTTCTCTTGATAAAGAGTTTTTCAGTCAGAACTTTTTCAAATCCCGGTCTGGAGCCGATTTCTGCTTCGGTATCAAGCGCATGAACAAACGCTACTTCTGGCAGTCTCTGTCCAGCCATAAGTCTGTAATATTCAGCTTTCCAGAACTGTGTTTTGACATCCGGGAAGATGGTGTCAAGAATGCCTGGTCTTTTTACGCTGAAATCCTGGGAAAAGTTAAGTCTTTCTTCCTGTGTGATTGATTCTAAAATATTAAATGGCATCTGCTTACCTCCTTAAAATTCTGGGTCTGTAGTGGTTACAAAGACGATACCTGCTTTTTCAAGCTCTGTTTTTGCAGTGGTTTCTACTGTTACCGGAAGTCTTTTTTTAAGAACACGTCCTGCAACAATTACGGAAATCGGTCGTTTTGTATCGTCTGTCATATCGACGTCTTCAAACACAATGCCTTTAGCACCAGTTGCGTTTGTCGGATATACAGAACCTGCCTTGATAATCTTCTTAGTTCCAACGGTTTCAGCATTTGTCTGTTCTGCTGTATAGGTTTTAAGTACCAGTCCTACCTCGGATTCGAGGATATTAGGTGTGGATTCGTACTGCTCTGTTTTCATAAAAGCCATAATCTAAATCTCCTTTTCTTAAATATTTACTGGGGCATTATCGTCTGCCGGTTTATTTTCTGGACACATTTTTGCTGAGTACGCTTTTGCGTATTCAGATGCTTCGCTTTTCTTTTCTGGTTCTCCACCAGATTTACCGCCACCCGGATTAGGTGTGTTTTCAAGGGCTTCTTTTTCCCATGCGGCTTTTGCGGTATCAAGCGTTGATTTATTTACTTCGGAAATTCCATCAACAAAAGTCTGGGCTTCTTTGAGTGCATCTTCGGCATCCATATTTGAGAATGCTTTGATTGCTCCTGCGTAGGCATCTCCTTTCATTCCTGCACTCGCAAAAATAGAAGTGATTTTACCTGTCAGAGCGTCTTTCTGAGCTGCTTTAAGTGCAGATTCGAGATCAGAAATTCTTTTTTCATTTGTTGCCTTCTCTTTCTGATGCTCCAATTCTGTTCTTTCAGCTTCACTCATGTTCTGCTTTTTCAGTTCTTCCAGTTCTGTTTCCAACGCTTTTGCTTTTTCTGCATCTTCTTTTAATTTCTGATTTTTGGCTTTTTCCTTAGCCACATCAGAATTGGATTGATTCAGAAATGAAGTAATCTGCTCATCGGTTGCATCTGGAAAAATCTTTTTTACATCTTCTCTTGTCATTGAAATCTCCTGTCACCAATACGCTTTTTAACGCTGTTCGCTCAGCACAAGGTGTCTCCCATGATTACGCTATCGGGATGCATATTTTTTTAATAAAAAAGAGACGATTTTACTCGTCTCTAAATTAACTGTATTGAATTGAGCACCGGCAGTTCACAATCTCGTCTGCCGAAGCTCCAAGCGAGGTGTCTTTTGGAAATTGTAGCAAGCTATCTCCAACCGAGAACGGCTCATCAATCGGGAGTATGGTTTCTCCGACTTCGAGGTGTGTCTTTCGTTCCCTTTTGTCTCCTACGTCAATCCATTTCTTCTTTGTCTTTCCTGCTTTCACAGCTTTTGAATACTGTCTGTAATTCAGTATCGAATTAGCTTCGCATTCTGAAATAAACATTGCCCGGTCATTAGACAGGTAATAATCATCAGTAATGCTTTTGTCTTCGGCAGAAAATCTTTCAAATGTTGCATCAATAATTTGTTTTGTCACGTCAAGAGCATATTGCTTGATATATGTGTCTATAAGCATATACGAAGCAATTACATCCAGATATTTGTCGTAAAATTGAGTCTGAATGTATTCTTGATCTGATTCTCCACTTTCTATGGTTGTTTCTATCAACGCTAAAATATAAAGGACAACTTCTTCCATTTGTTCGGAAAAAGCTATCCTTTCTTGCTTTTCTTTATCTGATATTGACATTTTGCTGAAATATTCTTTATACGGTTCACTTCTGTGATTGTTTGGTCTGATATTTAATTCATCGTATGATGAAACGCTCATTCTGAAATCACATCCTTATTGAAGCCATTCAGCAAATCTTGCGCTTTCTGCAGCTCTGAGTCTGGGTCTGCCAATTCTGGATAAATGGTTCCGAGATATGGCAAACTCATTTCATATACTTTTTGCGGATCACTAAACAATCCGCAGGTAATCAGCGCAATAAGCGGATGAATTTTATTCTTAAACAGATAATCAAGCGCCTGTGCTTTGACAAGCATGTTATCCGTTGGGTTTCTGGTGATTTTTACATCAAAATCTCTGGTCGAAATATTTACATCCATTGAAGTTTTTCGGATGATATTCAAAATAATTCTGGCAGATGCTTTTTCAGCTTCTTTCGTAAATGCTTCTACCAATTTTGCGTCTCGTTCTGCAAAATCCCAACCATTCCTCAGATACACCGCATTCCCTGTGTCTCCACCGGTATTGCCCTGTCGATTCGGCATTGCTTCTACAATCAGCATATTGTTGTAAATATCATCTTTTGCAACCTGGCTCTCTGACTGATTTAATTCAGCAGTCATCAAGTCAACGTCTGATTGTGTTCCGTTGCCTACATCTTTTACAGATACAGCCCCGAGTTTTATCATTTTTACAAATTCTGCTTCGTCAATCTCACAGTTTTTGAATTTCATCAGAGCTTGCACGAATTGCTCAACACCATTCAGCCTGTCAGATTGATACTTATTGATTGCATCATACATTGTAATCGCAATTTCGATGTCGGAAAGTCTGTCGTGATTGTTTGGATATTCAATGATAGGAATACCTCCAAAACCATTGATTCCAGATTCTGTCACCACTCCATTTTGTATTTTGAAATACTGTCTGGAAGAATAACACTGATAATACTGCTGATTGTCCTCGTCTTTTAAAATCTGAACGGAAAGCACTGGCTTGCCAGTAACGCTTGAATAAACAATATATACATCCTGCGGTGATGGGATAAATATTCTGAAAGGCGGTAAGTCTCCATCCTTTGTCCATTCATCCTCTCTCAGGATTGCTTTATATGCAGTTCCTACTGCACTCTGATATATTCCGAGTTGAATATTTCTGGCATCTGCGTTGGCTTCGTCCAGATAATCATTGAGCCTATCAACTTGTTCGTTTGTTTTTTCACTCGCTTTTTTCTTCTTGCAGACATACTGAATAGGTTCTCCGTATATCTGTCCTGCCTTGAATTTGACTGTTTCAAGGGCATGATTCTCAACAACTTTATTGTTGACCTCTGGGCGAACAAGTTTTTCACGATATAAAATTGGCTGATCGCCTTTGTAATATCTATAAAGGTAATCCATCAGGGTTCTATTTCTGTTATGGATTCCGATTGTATCAGAAAGGACCTGTGCCACATTCTGGGGAGTAATCTGGTCTACGCCAGTATAGGCAGTTTTTCTGCCAAACTCGCCTTGGCATAGGTCAACAAAGTTTATTTTGTTTCTCCCCACTGCCTGTCCTCCTATTTTCTGCATGAAAAAAGCACCAAGGTTTGGCCTCAGTGCTTATTTTACATCTTATATTATATAATATATTATAAATATGATTCCATATGATTGCATACTATCTTTTGAATCCTTTTACTTTTCTAACAGATTCAATTGCTTTCAAATGGCAAGAACGGATATGCTGAATTGAATATCCCATTTCGTCAGCTACTGTAACCAGACTTTTGTATTCCACATATTTTTTATGCAGCAACTGTGAATACAAGGAATTATCAAGACTATTAATAGTGCTTGATACTTCCTGTTGAATATCAGACATTTCAGAAATATCTTTGGCAATTTCTTGTTGCAGATCAGCAATCTTTACGATTGTATCGCCTACATGATCTTTTGTACCAGATGTTTGAACTTTTTCTCCCATTGAAAAAGAAGACAAACTTGTAGCCAACATTCTGAGCTGGTATTCTTCAGAAATTTTGTTTTCGATTTTTCTCTTATAATCGCGAACTTGTTCTAAGTATTCTCTTGTGGTCATATTATCTCCTTCCCCAAAGTGGATTGTGCATCGCAGTTGCTTTCCCGCCTAATGGATTCTGCACGTACTCTGCCATCATTGCCAAGCTGTCCGGTCCATCATCGTGAGCTACTTTTGCTCTTGTGGTATATGTGGTTACATTCGCCATAAATAATCCGTAGTCGGATTTTGGTTTATACTGGCTTGGATGTAAAAAATAAAAATGTTTTGATATATAGTCAGAGTTTACAAGAATTTTTGTTTCTTTATTTGCTTGCGTAGGTCTTGTTTCGATATCCGCTCGGCATTTTCCTGAGATCATCTTTTGAATGTTGTGCGCAACACGATTTCCTACGTTATTGGACTCGAATCTGATTTTATGCGGATTGTGTTTTATTAGGATATCAGCAGTCTTTCTGTCCAAAATGTCATAATCTGTGGTATCATCAAAAACCACGTCCGGAAAGAAAAATTTATCTCCATATTGATACGCAATAGGCAAGGATTCAAAGTCAGTTCCCTTATCCTTGGTATCACATACTGCCCATATCGCATCTGCTTCTCTGTCTGGTATAATTGTGTATTCGTCCGTGCATCCATCGGGCACGTCTTCTCTGTCGAAGAAAAATCTTTTTAGCTTATCTGGTGGAAGCAATAATCCTTCACGTTCTACCGGTTGTTGCTGATAAAGACAGTTATAAGAGATTTCGTCCATGGACTCTTTAGCATCGTTGAAATACTTCTCAGAGAACCCATTTACTGTGAATAAAAAATTGCTCTTTCCGTTTTCATCAAGTGCCGGTACTGCTATAAACCTTGCTCTAGGGTTCCCGGCGTATAACTGCTGTAGCTTTCCAATAGGGTCATGTACTGACCATCTTGTAGCTATATAAAACTCTTTGCAACCCTCTAGCCTACGAGAGCGCAAGTCATTTACTACTTTTGTCCATAAGGTGTCCAGTCGATTCTTGTTCAGTGCTTCTTCAATACCAGACACAAGGTCATCGGCGGTAAGAAATCTGTTGCAACGGGTAGCTCCTGTCAATGAACCATCAATGGATCTGAACGTCCAAGTCTTAAATCGTCCGTTTCTTTCGAGATTGACCGTAGTTTCCTTTGCATTTGTTCCCTGTATTCCTACATTCGGAAAAATCTCATGCCATGTGTACTCAACCGGATCATTGATGATTTCCAGAACTCCATCATAAAGTGAACGTGTCAGAATACTACTGTGCGCTGATGACAGGTTGAAATCATTCGGAAACCACCCGCCTACCAGAGACAGAAAGAAATCTTCAAGAGTAGATTTTCCGCAACCGGGTGGTACGCTCAGCGCAAATATATCAAGTTTATCATCCATCAAATCTTGCAATGAACCTATGATGTTATGCTGCATGAATACGCTTCTTCTTGGCTCATAGAATCTTTCTTTCGGGATTCTATTCTTCTCGAGATATAGTAATCCACTGTCTACTTGATAATTCTGTGCTTCCAACAGCAAATATTTCCAGTAAATATCATCAAAATCTCCACTTCCAGTAATAGCAGCTTGCCTTTCTGCGATATTGTGTGCATACTGGCTTACCTTTATTCCCATCTGTTGCGCATCTGGATTATCCTTGAAAGGAAGGTCAATATTCATATTTAACAGCAGATCAAGGCAGTCTTTCTGGTTTTGATAGACTGTCATATCACCATTAATAATTTGATTTAAAATCGCCCGATACCATTCAAACGAACCTTCTGTGAATTTTTGCATAAAAATAGAGCCAGACCTCCTTTCTTCTTAGGATTTAGTCTGGCTCTCATATGGCTCTTTGACTGTTATTCACTTGCTTTGAAGTTATATATAGGTTTGATAATATCAACTATTTCTACGGTATCTTTGATGTTATCAATAATTTCTTGCGGTGGTTTGTAAGCCATAGGGCTTTCATCAATCGTAGATTTCTGAACGGATGTTGTATATATCCCATTCATAGACTTCTCAAATTCTTCTAACGATATGTTTTCTTTTGCTTTTGATCGGCTCATAATACGTCCTGCACCATGCGGGGCTGAACAATTCCAGTCCTCGTTTCCTTTCCCGAATGCGATAATGCATCCGTCTCGCATATTCATTGGGATAAGAACTTTTTCACCATGTCTAGCTGATATTGCACCTTTGCGAACAATGTTTGTATCGTGGTCAATATAATTATGAATTGTATCAAACCATGTATTTCTTTGGAGTGTCCAATTCATAGTGTAAAATATAGTGCTCTGTATACATCGTCTGTTTATTCTTGCAAATTCTTGGCAGATTTTCATATCATGCAGATATTGTTTTCTGTGTTCTCCTGTCAAGTAACACAATTCTTTTGGAATACCCAGTTTGTCTGGATTCCATTTTCGTTTTAATTCGTCAATACCATTTTGGATTTCCTTGTGTCTGCTAGAACGCTTATATTCTTTCACCAATTTTTGTATTTCAGTTTCAAGCTTGTCTGTACCCTGCATGTCTTCTATGGCAATTTTTTGATATATTTCAGCTACTTGTTTCCCGAGATTCCGACTTCCAGTGTGAATTACAAGATAATTTACCCCTTTTGAATCAGTGTCAACTTCAATAAAATGATTTCCGCCCCCAAGTGTACCAAGGCTCCTGCGAATCCATTCGATATTTTTAAGCTGATGGAAGCAGTGAAGTTCTTCTAATTCTTCAAAATTTATGATTTCGTCACGTACATTTCTTCCTGCCGGAACATTGTTTCCTATTGCTTTGTCAAGGTTTTTTAAATCTATTGTCCCCACATCGGCAGGAATTTGTGTTGTAAGCATTCCACATCCAATGTCCACGCCAACAATGTTCGGAATTACTTTATCTCCGAGATCAGCAGTAAAGCCAATTACACATCCTGCTCCTGCGTGAACATCTGGCATGATTCGTACTTTGCATTCAGAAAATGCAGGCTGTTTTATCAATGTATAAATCTGATTTAATGCTTCTGGTTCGATGTTTTCTGTAAATATCTTCAAGTCACTCATAATGGCACTCCTTTCTGGCTCTCTGACTGGTTATTTATTTTTTGTTTCAACAACAGTTACGCTACCCTCGAATACTCCGAAATTAGAAGATTCCTGGAACGTGTGAGTCTCGGCAATATCATCATCAGTCATAGGGCGTGTGAGATACCATAGTGAATCATCTTTCCATGTAATTTCCTCTAACTTTTGGTTTGGTTCCAACTCTAATGTTGTGTTTCCGCCGCAATTTCTTGTGGAAGACTGGCATCCGGCCATTCCAAGCGTCAGTGATAAAACTGTTATTGCAACGATTATCTTTTTCATTCTGTGCATCCTCCATCATTCTCTGAACCACCAAATATGCTTATCAAGAATATCTGCTTTTACATCTCCGTCACAATAATAGTTGCATCCTTCATCTGCAAATTCTGCTGGTGTTGTAAATTGTTTTATTCCATCTGGTTCTAATATGACGCACGCCTGTTTTGAAATATAGTTTGATACAACAGCTGGTTCACTACGCCACCAGACTTTTCTTCCGATAACTTTTTTATCGAAATCAATCTCATTTAAGTTTATTGGATGCTCATTAAAATCATTAATCATGCACTTTGCACGTTCAATTCCGCCTCTTACATCGCAGAATTTTTCTCCGTTTCTGGTAATAAACACATTGCCAATCGTAGTTGCTTCAAATTCACCATGTCTGCATCGAGCGTAATTGTAAGGCGCATAATTTATTCCCCAACATACGGGTTCTCCTTCGAATTGAACTAAATTCTTGCAATTTGGTTTTTCGTCCCTAGGATAAGCCCATAAATCATTATTGCTGTATTTGCCGCCAATTGTATGTACATATCCTGCTATTTGTACAACAAAATACGGTTTCCCATTAATTACAGTGTCCCAACCCATTTGGCGTATTTTTAGTCTTGAAATATCCGTATCTCTGTCTATTAATTTGATGTTCATCATCTGATATTCTCCTTTTTATACATTCACCATAAACTCTTTCTTGCATTTGCTACCCTTACATTTATACGGCATCCGATAAATCTTTGTGGTTGGGAAAATCTTTAAGGCTTTCTTTCCGCAAAACGGACAAATCACCCACTTTGTACCATTTTCCATTTTAATTTGTGCTGAGCCGTCCCATGATTCGGGTATATTCATATATTCAGAGAAGTCTACTCCTTCTGATTCAAGTGCTGTTTTAATGCTCATTTACCGTTGTCCTTTCTGATCAATGTCAAAATCGTCAAATAATTGTCCCCGATATAATCTGCTTTCCATGTTTTAGAAAGATTTCCCGTTTGGTTGTATATTACGGTCGTATTCCCTGCCAGAAGCAAGCGTCTGTCTGGATAGAACCTAGTCGGAATGTTCATTCGGTGGCATTCTCCCTCGATATTGTATGTGGTGTCGAGAAAATCAATGTCTGAGCCTGTATGAACTAAAAGCATATTTGCTTATTCTCCTATCTTTTCGCCTGCTGCGTAGCAGTCTGCTATGTATGTTCTGCATACAGAGTCCAGACCATAAACCGCTTTTCTAATTGCTTCTGTCATTTTTTCATCATAATATCTATTTCTGAACCGCAACTTGTTTTCATATTGCGAAATAGTTATAGAATCTTCCAGCAATGGATATTTCTCACCTAAAAATATAGGCATATCTCCAAAGCCATTCATTGAAAGTTTATCAAGTATATTTAATAATCGGCTAACAGTAATTTGATTATCCATAATATTAACTCACCCCATGAATCTTTCTCAGATTCGCATATCGGTCAACAAGTACGTCCAACGTAGTCTGCAACTGATTAATCGTGATACAATCGGACTGGTGCTGTCTGTGATATTTTGCGATTTCTACAGATTCGTCGTAAAATGGTGTATCTGCCTTTTTGTCCACCTGCCTTTTTAACTCATTGTTATAGTCGCACATTTTATCCAGTTCAGACTGAAGCTCATTGATTTTCTCATTTTTGTCCAGAATTTCATGTTGCTTTGTTTCTCTCTCATCGGCCAAACGAACAACTTCTTCTTTCAACTGATCTACTGTCCAGTTCTTCAAATCTTCAATTCTCATGGCATCCTCCCTTAAAGCTTAGTAAATATTTCCATATCATAGTTATCTCGAATATAATCCACGCATTCAGACAGTTTCTTTTTTAGAAATTGATCTTTTGCAATGTCTGGATGCAAGATATATAACATACAACTGTTTTCTTTTCCGTCTTTATGAAATTTCTTCCAGTCAAAAGTCATTATGAACAATGGAATCCTTGTGAGATTTTTTGTCTTGTATCTTATATAGAGATTGAATATCTTTTTGAACACGAATATCCCTCCTATCTGATCGAACTTAAAATAATTTTATTCTTGCACTGTGGACAAACAATGTATTTTTGCTTGTACCCGAATCCAGATGGCATATTTGTAGCAAAATGCTTCTCTATATTTTCTTCTTTAACATCTTCTTTTTCATCGTACTGCAACAATGCTCCGCATTTTACACATTTTATTCTTTTTAATGTTCCAGGAACTAAAATTTTAATCATTTTTTTCTCTTTTCTCCCTGTGTTTCATCTGGCATCCGATCATCTTTGCTATATTCTCACGTCCCTGTTTTATTCCATGTCCCTGACGAAATAATTCACATTCAAGGATATTACCGCATCTGGAACACTCGTCTTTAATTTCTTTTCCTGCTATTTGCATTCCCATCCATCCTGTACCATTTTAGGCTTATATTCTTTTTCGGTATATCCTTCACCGTTGCACAAATCACAAGTGACTTTTATTTCTTCATACCTGTCGCGGCATTCCCAGTATTGCGCACGATTTATCATTTTTATAACAATTCCTTTTCCATAACATTTCGGACATCTATGGATTTTATTTCCCTGTATTCGTTTTACAAGGTCATCAAGAGTTGTTTTTCCACCATAGTCATCTCTCAAACATATTGCTTCATGAATTTTCATTTTCTGTGTCCTCCTAGCATTCACAACTATCATCAAGGCATCTAAAGCCTGTGCAATGTTCACTGTCGCCATTACAACAGACGCCTTCGTATACTGCGTACCATTTACACGTACAACAACATTTACATCCTTTTGTGTCCATAAACACCATCTCCTTAATTAAAAAAGTCCAGTGTGCCGACTTGAACGACATAAATCTCCCAACGAGAAACACTGGAACCGAACGAAGTAAGAGAAAAATTCCAATGATTGCAGTTCATTGGAATCGGAAAGGATGGATTCGAACCATCAAGACCTAGTCTACGGCCAGGCCGTTCCCCAGTTACTTCTACTTTCCGAATAACCCGGAAGCCCCGGGTTAGCAATATGTTTATCGTGTTATGCTTTCCACTAGGCTGTTTTATGCCGTGCCAACCCCACGGAGTTGTTTTCGGATTTTGGAAAATACTTCCTGTGTTTGTCTCTTGAAAACTTCCTGTCCTCAATGCGCGCTTATTGACGACAATTTAACTCAGAGACTACGCCGAACGGGAAATCATCTTCATCAAACAGGCTGTGCCGTTACACACCTTTCATGAAAATAATCCACATACACTCATTCAGCAGTTTTTTCTGTCCATTAAACGGATAGACAGCATATGGAAGAAATGGAAACTACAGGACTCGAACCTGTGACTTGTCGGTTATGAGCCGACCGCTCTGCCAACTGAGCTAAGTTTCCTGAGCAGAGGGCTGTTGCAGTTCAATAACGACTCTCTGCTGTTGCGGTTCTTTCCCTCGCAGCCGCAACAAAGGGATTGAGACTGTTGATTTCTGCGTTCTGCAGAATCCATCCGGGGCATTTGAAGCCCCTTTAATCATCCCCGTTGGGATAGGTGGAACCAATTCGGAGGTCATATCATCATGGAAAATAATACAACCAGCTAGGCTAGTGGGATTCGAACCCACGAATACAGCAATCAAAATACTGTGTCTTACCGCTTGACGATAGCCCATTGTTTGACCGGGAAAGTCCCGGTCTAGTGATAGAGTGATATATTTTATAAGATTTTAGAAAGCATCATGTCTATATTTGTATCGTTAAGTCCGCGCCAGTTACTTTGCAATGGGCGGGAAAAGTTATTCTCCATTGAGTTTCACCAACGCAGACCTAAGCTACTCTGGATGCCTCGACCTGTCAGATTCAAAGGCTTTCCCGAACCTGAGAACGACAGGCTTTTGCTTTTCTTGTATTTTCACCCGTTCAATCAGTATAGTGAACAGGGGAATTTGTATTGTGAATGTTAACCACATTGGGTTCTCCTTATAATCTAAAAATCACAACTGCATTAACTGCGAAGCATATTTCCATCAATATAAATACTGCCGTTGCTATTGGATTGTTTTTCTTTTCGGTTTCGTCCTGTGATATAAGAAATGCTAAAACCAATGTGAAAAATGCAATATCCAACATGGCTGCTACAAATTTTGCAAGAATCATTCTTTCTGTTCCTCTCCGATCATAAAATCAAGCATCTTGCCTGCAATCTCTTCTTCTGGCTCAAAAGGTAATCCACATGAATTATAAGCAATTAAAGCAGATTTTAGGCTTGCTTTGAATCCATGGTAAATTTCCCCGTGTTGTAGCAATTCGTGCCTTAAAACTGAAATTGCATCAGTAATTGATTGAGAAGTAAAGCTAATTTGTGCCAGGCACTCCGCTTCAATATCAGATGCGCCCATCATTTCAAAATTAAATATCGGAACTTCATCAACTGCAACATGAAAATCCACTGATTTTACTCTTGGGACTTTATTCCCATCAATAAAACACTGCGTCCCTCTCCAATCATACGGTTTAGGGTTCACAATTTTCACAACAGGCATCTTTGAATCCCCTTTCCTGCGCTTCGCAGTACATCAGAAGATGTTCTGCAATCTCTTGAAGCTGATTTGTGTCGTATTTCGCAAAGATCTGCGGTTCTTTATCATGCAATGGCGACAATGTACCGAATTTGCTAGGTTCAACAGTTATCGTTGCATTAATCAGCATGGATGCCACGTCAATTGGTTCGTCTGGAAGAACTTGCTTTGGCTCTTCTTTTGATGTTTCAGGAAGAACAAACTTTATGTCTCCGTCTTTATTCGCGAAGATATAACCAACTTTAGCTGTTTCGAAACATGGTTTTTCATACGACATCACTGTCTTTCCGTCAATAGCAAAAATATAATAAGGTCTCATGCTTCTTCTACCTCCCCCAAATATTTCTTGTACAATTCATAATCGTTTTTGCCGAGTAAGTCTTTGACTGTATATTTTTCCTCTATACGAAGATCGCTATATGTAGTAAATACTTTTATATCCCGAATGCAGATTCGCTCGCCCTCAGAAATTTTACCACTAACACGTTCCGTATCTTCATCAGCAGAAAACCATCTTCCGTTTTTTGTCAAAAAATAAGTCCTGCATATTGATCTACCAAAACAAATACAATTTACGCTTGTTGGATCACTAAAAACCTTTTCTGCTTTTGATGTGTCGTATAACCTACCGTCTTCCAGAACGGATTCATTGTGGCTTATTATATCAATCTCGTTATTTAAGATAATCTTATCTGAAAGATTCTGGCTTTCATCCTGTACGGCCAAACCGCCTTTTTTATTTTTAAAAATTTTTTTGAGTATAGACATTTACCTACCTCTTTCGAAAATATTCTGCCAGGGCTTCCCTTGTGATCTGTGATATACTTTTGCCGGTTCGGTTCTTTTCAGCTATGAGTTTTCGTTCCAATTGGTACGGCAACCGGATTCTGATTGATTCACCCTGAGGATTATTATTTTTCATAGGCAGTATCCTTAACTAACAATCTCAATCGGGCATCCAAGCTGTTTTTCCAACTCGGCAATAGTAATCTTTCTTGGCTTCATTACATCAACATCAACACGCTGAATAATGCCTTCTGGAGCTTTCGCAAGTCCTTTGCCAGAAAATTTATCTATTCCCTCATTTGCAAATATGCTTAAATGCTCATATCCATAAGCTCTGCACCATCTTGTAGCTGAATCAACAATTTTTCTTAATTCCGTTTCAGGATCACCAAACAAATCCGTGTAAGAAATAGCCTGGTCAAATTCTGCATGGCTTATCGTTGCTGGAATTAAAATCTGCTTATATGGACTTCCGATAAATCTAAAGAATCTGTTAGTAATTAAAGCTTTTTCGCCTTTTGGTAATCCAAACCCTTGTGCCACAGCTTTTTTAAGTAACTGTTCTGATTCTAAGTCACTTTTTGTAGTAATAGCCTTGTTTGTAAAATCAATCATCTTTTTCCTCCTCTAAGATTTTGTATAATGTTCCTCTGGAAACTCCAATGATCTCAGCGAATTGAATTTTTGTAATCTCACCATTCTGCCATCTGGCTTTAGTATCTTCAAAGAGTTTTTTGTCAATCTCTTTCTTTGCACGTCCTTTATACTTGCCCTGAGCCTTTGCAATTGCAATACCTTCTTTCTGACGCTGACGGATATTTTCCCTTTCTCTTTGCGCTACATATGAAAGAAGCTGCAAAACAATATCTGCGATCAGGGTTCCCGTCAAATCCTTGTTCTGTGAAGTATTGAGCAATGGCATATCTTGTACAATAATGTCCGCTCCAATCTCTTTGGTAATCTTTCTCCATTCTTCTGTAATCTCATCGTAGTTTCTTCCAAGTCGGTCGATCGAATGAATTATCAGTATATCTCCTTTGTGCATCTCCGAAATCATATTCTGGTATTCGGGACGGTTGAAGTCTTTTCCAGATTTCTTGTCCATATAAATCTTTTCAACTCCATCCGTTTTCATAGCTTCAATCTGTCTTGCTTCATTCTGGTCTACTGTTGATACTCTTACATAACCTATTTTCATATATACACGCCTCCGTTTCGTTATAAGTCAATTATACACTGTATTGTGTGTAATATCAAGTGGTTTATACACGTTTTAGTGAATTTTAATTGATTTTTTCAACGTATGCGTTTATTATGTAATTAGGAGGTGATATTTTGGTATCTCAAAAAATCAAACAAATAATGAAGATGAAAAAAGTTACAAATGTTCAGGTGGCTGAATATCTTGGCACTTCTCCACAAGCACTGGCAAATAAATTTTCAAGAGAAACATTATCTGCCGACGAGATGATTTCTATTTTAGAATTTCTCGGTTGTCGGATTGTTGTTGAAGCAATCCCGGATGTTGTCATTCAATTCAACACTGATGATCTTAAAAGGGAACCGTGATGGTTCTCTTTTTTTGTGTCTTAATTAGTTCCCGTCCTTGAATCAACAGCTAAAGTTTATTCTGCTCATATTTAAACTCTCCGCTGCGGAGAAATCAGGAGCTGTGTCCGATTTCTGGCAGAGAAACCATTAAGGCTTATGGCTTATCGCGTTGCAATCACTATCCCTGCCATGGTGAACTCTTTTTTTGTTTTTTGGAATTTTTAAGCCTTGCTGTTAGAGGAGGCTTTTTTAATTTTTCGGGAACTCGGAGTACTCACTCGGCGTGTGTTGGGGCTTATATAGACCCCCTCCCGGTATCCATGCTGGACGCTACCAGGGAAGCCCGCCGCCCCATGGGTTCCCGCTTCCCTGGCTTAACGCTGATGGCTAAAAGCCTGCGGCAGTAGTCAAGGAAGCGCTTCGGGGCGTAAATCTGTTGTGATATTGCACAAATATTTCTGTTTTATCGTATGTTCAAAATGGGTACACCCTAAAAGAACATTGAACATTACTATATATTGTGTGTTAATCCCAGAGGCTACAACATATTGTTATAGCTCCGGCTTTTCTATCTCTGGAAGCTCAAGCGCCGCCCTGTGTTTATCTGCGATCTGCTGCGCTGTCTGGTGTGGTATGCCGTCCTGCTGCACTGTCTGCACTGGCGCTGTTTCTGCCATCCCATAAGCTGCTTTTGCAACGAAAATCAAGTTGGCATTTGTGCCGGGCTGGTTATTCAATCTATTGACTGTACAATTCTTGCAGATATCAAACCATTTTTTAACCGTGGTGCCATGCGATGAGCTTGTTCTATAGTCCCCACGCATCCAATCACTAAATGTTGACCGATTAATATTAACTAAAAAGCTAAATACTTCTAATGTCGGCAACACATTATATTTACTACATACCCTGACAAATATATTAAATATATTATCCAACAACTCTATATCATCGTTACTTGGTTTTGGTATTCTATCTGCAATATAAAAGATCATATCAACAAAACTATCAGCAACAGTAGCTTTATATTCTTTCTGTGTGTCAAATTCTTCTGGAGATACTTGTAACACAGTGTTTATATATTCATCCACAAGCCTGTATATATCATTCTCATACACTTCTATTCCCTGTTCTGTTACTGTTGTATTACTCTTTTTCACTGTATCACCTCCAAAAATTGAAAAAAAAAAGACGACAAAAACACGTTTGCAGATACTTTTTCAGAACTCTTATTTGTTCCTTTTCTTTCCGTCTGCTACGGTTTTAATCGTCTTAAATAGTCTTAATTATCATTATTGCCTTTCGGCTTATTCAGTTGTTAATTCTGTTTTATCATACTTTTATATTACTGTCAACAGTCTATTTAATTTTATTTTTACCGTTACATTTATCTTAATTAACTGTCTATCTATACAGTACTGTATAGCATGTATATTAATAAACTCTAGGTCTCTAGAATCTAGGACGGGATTATAAAAACAGTTATTATATACTTATACGCTCTGTAATACTGTCATTTTCCAGTTATTAAACACAAAAAGCCAGACCTTCCGGAATTTTATCCGGCCTGATCTGGCTGATTAATTCTTATTCTTTTCACGCTCTGGCTTGCAGCTCCCGTCCTGAGTTCCTTCGCCTGTCGTTATTTTTATTTTATCCACATCGGTTTTAAAAATCAAGTCCCAAAATAAAAAAAATTTGCTTGACAGCTTCGACGGTTTTATGATAAATGTATTTTAACAACTTCGGCGGCGGGGTTGTTCCCCTCACTCATTACGCCGCCAGAATAAGACAGCAAAAGCCCCCGGGGATTGTCTCCCAGGGGCTTATTTTGCGTCTTTCCAAAATGGTACTATTAAAATTTGTACTTATTCAGTACTATTTCAAATTTACATTCAATTACAACAGTAATTGTTGCCTAAATAATACTATAGATCAGATGAAAAAGCAAGGATTGTTTAAATTATCACAATCTGTAATTACTTTCGTTCCTCTATCTAAATATTTTACTCGAACATCATTAAATCTTCGCTTTCCCTTGCTGATCGTATAATCTTTGTGAATTGTGTAAACAGTTCCGGGCGTTTCTGCCGTAGCCGGTACATAAGTGCACATATCAAGCGTCATTTCCTGTGCTGGCAAAACGTCAACAACCTGCACGTTGTCAATTCTTATCAAGTCCTCATGTCGTCCCAGGCTTGGGAATGTCCGCGGGTTCAGAATCTTTCTGCAGATCACATCAACTTCTTTCTGATTTTCTGGCATAACATGCAATCTCAGGTCCAGATCAGACACAACGCTTTCATAAATTGGCGTATTAACCCAGCCCACAAACGAATCCCCAGATTTTACCCTGACCGGAAAACGCTGCTTAAACTCCTCTGTCTCTGATCCTGCGACAGTTCCGCCGCGCCACCTCATGCAGATTTCCGGCTTGTTCATGACTCCGTTTCCGACTACGGATATCTTCATATCATGCCAACTGTCCCACCTGCAAAGAAAATGAACCATTCCAGCAACTGTAGAAAAAGGCGGAAGCGGGTATGTTTCGCCCCGCTTGCCATTCCATCCCGGAATTGAAAACCGGGCGGTGTCCATATGTCCTTGTATCATTACCGCTTTCATGCGTTCATTTCCTTGTCTGCTCGAAATCCTTCAAGAATATCATTGTATAAAATTTCTGGTATTTCTTCCTCCATGAGTGGCTTTCTTTCTTCAAGTTCTGAGTCGAGGCTTGCATCGATGTCTGCAAGCGCCTGCTCTCTGCCGAATCCCATTTCTGTAACTTCGTTTAATAGATCAATTGTTTTTTTCATCTTCTTTTTCCTCCATTTTCTTAAATTTCTTCTGTGTAGGAAATTCTAAGAGTATTGCCCTCAATTTCCCAGAAATAATTTTTACTGTCATATTTTTCGAGGTTTCTAAACTCCTCGATTTCTCCGCTTGTCAGTGCCATTTCTACGGTCACCGGTTCGGTTCCCATCTTCCCGGTTTTCATTGCTTCTTTCTCAATTGCTCGATCAATTTTTCTTTCTAACATCTTCTTTTTCCTCCTCCTTATGCCCGAGCATATGAAATAAAATTCTGCTCGGCGGTTTCGTCAACAAGTTCCGCCGGGATTCTCACCCAGTTCTCACCCAGAGAACTTATAAAATTCTCTTTCTGGGCTTCTGTGCCGCACAGCCAAGCTGCTGTAACTTTGGCACATCCGAAGTTTTCGGAATTGTTCCGCGCCACCTGTTTTAATTCAAATTCTTTCATTTTTCTCCTCCTAGTTAATCCCGGTAACTTTAACACGGGTTTGTAAAATATCTTCCGCAGCTTCCAGAATCTCGAAATCAACAATGTACTCCTCACCGTTCTGGTATACGGCGATTGCTCCGGACTCCAAAAGTTCCTCGCCGTCCCCGTTTCCATCCCAGAGCTGACCGAAGAAATATTCTTTACCAGCTTCAATTGTGTCCTCGGAACAGAGGACATATGACAATGTGTTTAATTTCATGTTTATTTTCTCCTTGACTTTTTCCCTGCGCTGACATATAATTTCGATATCAGCAATTTTTATTGTTGTTTCCCGGTGTTCCATGATTTCACTGGGAGTCGTCCCGATCAACGGCGGGACGTTGAGTTGAAATATGTTAAAATAAGATTGTAAGGTCTTATCAAGCGGGGCGTAACTGTTTTAGTTACGCCTTTTCGTTGCCATTCAGGTAATTGATATACCCTTGTCGAGCAGCTCCCTGCATACACTCTTCGGGAGTTTCTTCCCGGATTTCTCCAGAGTTTTCAAAATATGCAATTCGTCCGGTGCTCTTCTGTACCACTTCATTTACTGATAATGTGCAAAAACTTTCGCATTTTTCGCGAAATGCCTCAGCCCGCTCGACAAGATTAATTAATCTTTCAAGCTGAGGAATTGAAAAACATTTCAAGTCCTCGTCTGTGATGACGTCTCTAACGTACCACTGCAAGTTTTCGGCAGTTTCATTTTTCTTGTTAAGCAAATCCTCTTTTCTCATTTTGTCCTCCGTTCCGCCCCTCCCCGGGGCTGTGTGATTGGTTCAACTCATTCTTTTTAAGATTTCTTCTTTTAACAGTCTGGATTCAAAAAAATCATTATTAGTCGCATATTCATAAAGCAACTTTTCGTTTGAAAGCTTCAGCATATCGTAAACTTCTTGCTTTCTCTTTGATATTTTTTCTTGATCTTCCTGTACCCTTTTCAACCTTGCATCAACTACTTTTAATGTTTCGAGATTGTACAAATCTTCACCGTTCAAAATTCCGGATTTTATTAATTTGTACTCTACTAAATACATTTTATTTCGAATTTCGTCATAATACAAATAGTTTGATTCATCAATAACTTTTACAATTTTAAAATCAAAGTCATCATTTTTCAAAATATCTTGTTGTATTGACCTGTTATTGTGTTTTCTTCTTGCGATTTCTCCCTTGTGGACTTCCGCGCGCTTTTTTAATTGTGTAGAAGAACCTATATATTTCTTTCCGGTTCTTCTATTTGTTATTGTGTATACTCCGCATCGGTCTTTATCTGGAATATTGAATAAATCACTCATTCTGTAACCACTTCCTTTCTATGGTTACAGTATATCATTTATTAAACTATGCGTCAAGTATTTTATTAAACTATTCTACTAATTTTTCATTCTTTCCAATTCTTTCTGTATGCACTCCAGAACGAATGCAGACATCTTGACGCCTTTTAGATCAGCTGCTCTTTTTACGTCTTCCTTGGTTCCCTTTGGTGCCATTACTGTTATACGGTCGTATTTGTCTTTTTGATACTGTGCAATATATGAAAGTTCCTTTTCTTTCTCTTTAAATGCCATTTATTAACCCTCCTATTATTGTTTGTTTTGATTATATCATTTATTAAACTATGCGTCAATCGACTATGGGTTTTTATTTTGATATTTTTTTATTTCCTATTATATGTGCAGAAAAAACACTATTTTAAAAATAATACATTTTATTAAACTATGCCATTGACATCATTATTAAACTATGCTAATATATAACCATCAACAGAGAACAGAAAAACAAGGAGGAATATAAGATGAAATTAAAGAAGTTATTAGAAAGCTCAATGAGAAGAATTGACGTTGTGGAATATTACAATGATGCAATGACATTTTTGTATGATTTTTCAGTTGAGGAAATTCCAGAAGATGTGCAGGATAAAATCAAAAAGTTTGACATTGTAGAGAAAGACGGGAAAGTTGTTTTAATGGTTGTTGAAAAGTAGGAGGTATGGAATGAAAACAAAATCTTATCTTAATAGAATTGTAGAAATGTGCAAAGCTCTTGAATTAGATAATGATTTGACAATCAAGTGGTTTGGAAAAAATGGGGATCTTGAATTGTACATTCATAAGAATTATGATTCTGATACGCTTGTTTCAATTTCTACATCACAGAATGGAAAATTTGTTGATGACGTAAATGATATTTCAATGGATAAATTATACTTGCAACTTATAAGAATCTACAATTATGTAAATTTTAGAACGATGGACGAATAACGAACAGGAGAAAAAACAATGAATAAATATACAAAGTATTTAAATTGGGCGGTGTTCGCAATGATCGACCGCAGTACACAGGACGACAAGAAAAGCAAAATAACAGTTTCCGGATTGTTTAGTTATCCAGAGAACGCGGAAAACTTTATAAAAACGCTTCCGGATGGGCATAAGTGGTACATGCTCGACACTGACCGCCTGGAACGGTTCGAAAAATTTTATAATTATATTCAGGACATAAACGAAAAATATGGGGATTACGCAATATTCCATATTAACGACGGCGGGTTTACCGTTGATGAATTAAATTGTTTCCGTAGTATCCTTGATCTTTGGACAGATACAAAAATTAAATAATTTCTTCCGGCGGCGGTCAAGCCGTAGCCCCAACGCAACCGCCGGACTTCAAAAAAATAAAAAAAAGAGAGGTAAATAATTATGGCATACGCAACAGCAAAAATCGAAGGAAACAAAATCATTTCTACATCTTTGTGGAATACGGACATCTTTGAAATCGTGGAGAAAATCCCAAGTAACTATCTTGTTTGGAATATCGGCGAAAATATGGGAACTGATTGTTATATTCCAATTTGCCAGATGCTTCACCCGGAAAATAAAGAAGATTTTTCAATCAATCGGGATACCTTAAAAGCCGTACAGGTTACGCCGGAAGAATTTAAGAAATTACAGAAAGCCGCATCTTATGGCGTAAGTAATTTAAAAGTCGCTGAAAAAGCATTAAAAAACAAAAGACGCGGCTACATGTCAGATAGAAAAAGAGCGCTTGCAACTCTTACAATCGACATTTTTAAAAGAATTACAAAAAATTAAGGCAGGCCGGGAAGCGTACCGGGGAGCATTTCCCCGGCGGTCTTTTAAAATAAAATCAGGAGGATTAAAAATATGATAAAAATTGATATGTGGTACAACGACAAAAAGGAACAGGCGACTGGGCTTGATATCTGGTTCAATGATCTCGGCTGTTTTTATTCTGGAAATATCAAGATTTTTGGTGAGATCGTGGGCGATTATTACGCGGATAGTGTGCAGGAAATTTGTGAAGCGTTTCCACATCTGAAAGAAAAAATAAACGCTTGCTTGAACTAAATAAAACAATTTCGGGTGGGGCTTTCCCACCTGTTTTTCTAACCAGAAAGGGGCTTTTATATGATAGATAGAATTATAAAACCATCGCCAAAACAGACTATTGACGCCATAAAAAGCGGGGATTTTTCCGAAGTTGATAAAATTAAAGAATCGGCAGAAAAGGACGCTAGACACGTGTTTAATGCGGTTGCTTCCGGTTCCGTCCCACTGATCTGGTACGACTTGCCGCCGGTGCGGTGTCAGTCTGGGGCGGTGTCTTTTATGCGGTACGCGCTGCACCGGTCAACAAAAAAGGCAGATCATTTACAACTTTCCTGCATGGAGATAAAAAGCGGTCGTATAATTCCGACTTCTGACCGACAGTATAATATATTTGATAAATCCGGCTTTTCTGAGTTCTTCCGGGACTTGCCACGGGTCACAAATATAAACTATTTAGATCAGTAAAACACTGCTCTTTTTCTGGTGTCCTGCATCCGCTCCGGGCGGCGGCGGTTCGTGACCTGTGCCGGGACTTCACCGGGGCTTGTTCCCCGGTGTGATGTGCATTGACAATTATATATAGTTGTATTGGCTTCTATTTGACATTTTAACGGCTTTCAGCGTGATTCTGGTATATTTTATCATAAGTATATAAGAACGTCTTAAATATTCAAATATCGAGTTGCTAACAGGGATTGACGACAGAGCGCAACGGGGTTATTATTACCCTGTATAGTTGCGCGGACGCTTCACCCGGTTCGGTCTTTCTTTTCCAGATCGTGCGAAGCTAGGTGGGCTTTGCTTGTGATCGCTCCGGCGGTCTTATTTCTGTACGCTTTTAGGCATTTTCACTTGGGCGGTTGTGCCTTAAATGATTATATAACGCCGTATTTGGCTTTTTAAGCGTGTTTTATTCGTTTTTCGTATATTTTACCACGATTGCATAAAAACGCTTTTAAACGTATTTTGAAACGTTATATCAGAATTGGTTTTAATTCTGGTGGTGTCTGGTGCTGGTTCGGTACTTCCGCAGCTGTTCCCGGTCCGTTCCCGGGTTATCCCCGGCGGGCTGTGCTGTTTGACTCTAGTTTTGCCAGATCATGCCGGGCGGCGGGGCTTCATAGGCTTCCCGGTGGCGGTCTGTTCCTGATCGGCTGGAGGTTTCCGGGATGGTCCCGGGACGGGGCAGAGAACGCCAAGGAAATGTACGACAAATTAGAGGCAGCATCAAAACCGGGACGGTTTGAACTGGGAAAATCTGAAAAAAATCGCAGAAATCTGAAACTAATTCAGACCTGCGACTTTTTTATTTTGTGCATTTTGTATATAAATTTCTATAATGTACCTCGGCGTGATGTAAATTTTTATTTCATTACATTCAATTCATCTTTTCCAGTGGTATTCTTTCTTCTTGTAATATCAGAAATCTTACTCCTACGCCTTTTCTGCCGGCTCGTTTCCTTGTTCCTGCGTTTCGCTGATTCCCTGCTGATGGTTCCCATGCTTACTCCTTTCTGAACATCTCCTTCATGTTCTGACTTCGTGATTTGAGGTTTATAATTGGCACATCCACATTGAGTTCATCCGGTACGATGCCTACGATCACAACCTTTGTCGGCTCTATTGTGTCCAGCATTTCCTTAAAATTCTCACAAAACTCCATTCTGGCAGACTTTGACCGCACTCTACCATTGGTACAGCATGATACAGTGCTTCTGTGTGGCGTTCCGTCAAATATCCATGGCATTTCCTTGGGACTGATAATATTTACGGACGGAATAATTTTAACGCCCATAACCGCCCAATAATAGCCTAAAGCATGGTTTCTGTACAGGTTGTAGATGTTCAACGCACTTGGCATCCCGGAAGCAATTGTGAAATCTGGGCTGCAAACTGAATTGAAACATTTTAAGTGCTCAATGTACTGGTCAGGCTGATTCCATACCTGCAGAAAACTTTTGTCGTCAATGTAGAAATTCACCGTCAGGTCCTTGTGCCCTTTCAGTGATCTGAATTTTGAAGATACAAAGTCAATCGACTTGCCCGGTGAGAAATCCACTTTTGGAAGCATTGGTATCTGAAACTGACCGTCAAGTTCTGCACCGGTTATCAGAAATTCTTTCATCACATCATATGCGGTATGTATCACATACACCACCTCCATACAACCATATTAACATAATTTAGGAAACAAAAAAAGACCGCATTTCTGCCGTCTACGATGGTTTTTCCTGTGTCTCACACACAAGTTTTCCTCCTATGGTTTTAATTCGAATGTTTGTTCTGTTCCCTAGCCTGTTCCCTCGGCTATTTTACATACCCCTAAAAAGCACAAAAAGCCTTGATTTTTCAAGGTTTTCGTTAGCAGCCAGTACGGGAATCGAACGTATCTTTAAACTGCTATCTTTCCCATAAAATCAACATTTCCAACTTTTCCAGGGTGTTCCTTTTTGTTCCCTAGCTGTTCCCTCTTTAAAAAAATGACCAAAAGCTATCTCGATACTACCATAAACTCATCTATGCTGTCCATGATTTTTTGCTTTTTTTGAAGATTCTTTCGGTCTCGGTGATAATAAGTTTCTGAGCATGAGATGTTGGCGTGACCCATTTGTGATATTACCATCTGGTTATCTACGCTGTGGTCTAAGAGGATTGTACAATAGGTTTTTCGTATTTTGTGCGGTGATTTTTGGATGCATCCAGTGTTCTTGCATACTGTCCGGAGCCGGTTTCTGAATGAGTAGGTGTTTATCCTGCGACCGTCCGCAAAGAATATATATTCGCAAAATACGGACATATTCCTGAGCTTTTGAATAATCCATGCACACCCCTGTGGAATTACAACATTTCTTATTCCGGCTTCCGTCTTTGGAAAATCTTTAACTTCGAAAATTCCTTTGTGGTTTTCATAATGTCTGACTTCGGTTCTTCGGATTCTGACTATTCCGGTGTTTGAATCCCAGTCCTCCCACTTCAAAGCACTTAACTCACCAACTCTCAGGCCGGTTACAAACATAAGCAATATTCCAAGATTTACCATATCCTGGTTTTCTTTCAGATATTCTATGATTCTTCTCATCTCTGCATCATTAAAAACTTCCTTAGAGTCTTCTTTGATGATTTTTTTGAAAGATTTATCTGTGACATCCAAGTCATAGAATAATTCCTGCACATTCCAGTCAATCAGTTTGTTACGCTTCGCCCACTTCAGGGTACCTCTGGTAATTGTTTTGAGGTTACAAAAGGCTTTGGCGGTCAGATTGTGTTTACTGATCTGTTCTTCCAAGAAATTGCTGATATCACCCGGTTCAAGGTCTCTGATTTTCTGCTCGCCAAGTGTTCCAAAAAAACGAACAAAATCTTGATGATATCTTTGGTAAGTCTGCACAGATATTTTTTTCAAGTCAAATTTGCGCTGCGCCCATTCCTCAAATATGGTTTTGATCTTTGGATTCTCAATCTTTTCCCGGTGAGTCTTTACAATTAGGTCTTCTAAGTCTTTCTTGGACTTTCGTTTAAACATCTTTCTCTGTCCGGTTTCGTCATAAGTCATACGGATTTTCCAATATCCGTCAGATGCCTTCCATATGCTGTCCCTGTATTCTTTTAAAATTTCTTCCCTTTTATTCATTTCAATTTGCTCTTGTATGTGAGACAAATTGATGATACCATTCTCAATTGCATATTTCAAGTCGTCATTATTCATAAAAAATAAGGAGGAACCGGGATATCCTTTCGCTGGCCAGCGGTTCCTCGTTCCTCCTTTCTTTCACACATAATCAAAAATATTCATCTGTCCTTCCGGCATATCATCTTCAAGATTGAAGAATTTACAAGCAATGAAATTTCCATGCCAGTCCCGATCACCGCCGTACATCAGACATTTTTCTCTCTTTCCATCTCTATAAAATCTGCACTCAGAACAATTGTGCTGATATGCAGTTCCGCCGGAACGCCTGTACATTTCGCTTATTGTTCTCATTTTCGCATCCCCTGTACCATTTCCATTCTGATATGCTGTGCCATATGTGCCCGGACGGATTCTTCCGGAAACGGGATTTCAAGTGATCGCTCCAAAATCCTATTGGTGATTCTCTCATCATATTTCAGCTCTGATATCTGACAGTTACTCGTGAATATAGTGATTTTCCTGTCTACATACCGCCCGTTGATAATACTATAGAATCTTTCGTTAATCCACTCTTTTCCAGAATCAGCGCCGAAGTCGTCAATGATAAGGATTTCTGTTCTGGACAAATCCTCTATCAATTTTCCCTCCGTATTCCCTTTGTCTCCCCATGTGTTCTTGATCTCATCGAGGATTCTTAGGGATGTGGTGAACTTGACTGGCTTCTGGTATTTCTTCATAATTTCATTCGCCAAGCTGCATACTGTTTTGGTTTTGCCAGAACCTTTTGTGTTTGAGAAAAGATATAATCCTATTCCTTTCTTCTGCATATCAGGAAGATTTTTAAACCAGTAATTTACCGCCTGAGCCGCCTGAGAAAATACCTTTCGACTCTCAGCACTCAAATATACACTTGACTTCAAGTCGTTGAAATTTGAGCCTTTAAACACGTTTGGAAGCTCTGCAAATTTCAATTGATTTTCAAGGATTATTCTTTTTCTGATTCCGCAAGGGCATTCCTCACAATAGGGAATACCGCTTGCATCTCTTATCCATCTCCACCCGCTGTCCCCACATTCAGGGCATTCAAGCGAACGGGGTGTCTGATTCTTCTCCGTTCCATTCTCCAAGTGGGACGAGTGGTTCGACATTTCTTTGAGTTGCGTCAGTTCCATTTCGCATATCCTCCCTGTTGTGGTATTTGTTTTCGAGTATCTTTAAGAAGTTGTTCGGTTTCACGAACCATTCAAAATTTATTATAAAATCAGTTTTCTTTCCCATAAGAAAGTCACTATTTTGCGCATTTTTCAATGCTTCTATTACTTTATCCATACCGTATTCTCGGATTCTTGCTTTCAACATTTGAGTTCGTCTTGATGTCATTCTTGCAATTGGCTGAATACCAAACTGCTGAAACTTATTCCATTCATCGACCACTTTCTGCACATCTCCGGGCTTGACTAAATCTTTTTCACAAGAAATCTGCTCTGGAATCTCTTCTTCTGACAATTCTTTCTGGCGTTTTCTATGCTCTGCGACCCGTTTTCTGGTCTGCTCTCTGATTTTTTCAAGTCCGTCAATATTCTGATGTTCTTCCCATCCGGGAATTGAAAGCAATGTTCCATCTCTGGTTATCATGCCAAACTTTTCAAGAATTGTAAGTGCAAGCTCTATTACACTCTCGTCAAAGTCCAATTCGTCTGCCAGCATTTTGTTTGTATACGGTATATTCTCTGTCAGAAAAATAATCCCGTTTGAATTGCATCGTCCTGCCATCGTCAGGAGCATCATCCAGATTAGTACAATATTATTTCCCTCTGGAAGTTTTCTGATATGCCGGATTTTCTTGTTATCGAACATATCAATTTCTAATCGAATCCAACTCACCTTTGTCATTTAGCCACCTTCCCGTCTGGTAAGGACATTTCCGCCCTTACCGCATTGATTTTCGGATGAATTTCTCCATTAAAGAGTCCATCCAATTTTTTGTGTGATTTTCGCAGTTATCATCTTCCTCTATCAGGATGCCTTTGCGGTCACACAGCCCGTTGTCGTTTTCAATACAAGTTTTGCACGTTTTATCTGCCATAATTCCTGCCTTTTTTAGAATAAATAAACTAAAAGTGTCACATAATGTATAATTTGGTCTGCCATGTAACTTATCTTGTTGTATCGTGCCTTTAAAGGGTCAATTACTATATGCATAGTCATTACAAAAGCAAGTTTCCATGAGCACCCGAACACTATGTAAAAAGGAACTGAATAAAGAAGGCAATGAACCAGTAAGTGATACCAGTTTTCTCCTTTAGTTTTTGCGATAAAATCGTTTTGAAGAACATAATCTCCGATCAAGTGGCATATTATCAGTTTATATATTATTTCTATCATTTTTCCTCACCCCAATCTAATTTCTGTCCACACCTGTTACAATAATTATTCATGCCAACATACGCATGATGCACCATGCTAGAACGAAACATATCTTCTGGACTATCGCTGTTACACCCAGAATCTACATCAATATCCGAAAACTCAATAATATGCAATCCGCACGACGGGCATATGCAGGCGTACAAGTTTATATCATAACAACAGTCAAACCCAACATCTTCATATAAAATTTTCTTTGGGATCTGCTTTTTCAATGCCTTAACCGCAACCATTCTAACTTCATAAGTACAGTTACCACCATAGGCTGTATCATCATAGCTTAATTCTTTTAATGCTTCTTCTGGTTTCATGTTAATCCTCCTAATGATTGCTTTTCTTGGAAAAATCATAGTCAATAAACAGTGTTTTCTTTTTGCCACATTTCTTACATACCAATTCGGTTTCCCCATCTCTACACCAATGCCATTGAATTTCGTAAATGTGCGGTTTGCAGAGGCACTTTATTTTGCAGCCATTCTTGCGCCATCTGTTGAATTTGCTGATTATCTCACAGGCTATTATGTAAATCATAAAGCCAACTGTGAATACACCTATTGCCATGAAAAACGTTTTTATTCCATCAACCATTTTTCTCCATCTCCTCCAACTTCTTATCAGCTTCTTCACGTGAGAGGAATATATTTTTCCCAATCGTTGACAATAAGATTGAAAAGTTTTTCTCGCACTCTATGTAATCACTTTCTGGCCCGGTTTCATCATCAATCCATTCATACAACCACTTCGCCTTAACCGCAATCTTTACCCAGTTCCTTTTCGCAAACCTGAATGAAACAACTCGGCCTTGAAAATATGAGGGAATCTTATTGTCTGCGTCTTCATAGCATTCCATGTCCTCTATTGGAAGTATTGCGCTATCTACATATACTGTATCTCCAACCTTACACGGCAATCTCACAAGCAAGCCATGTTCTTCTGAATCTTTGTATTTCTTCAATTCTTTCTGCATTATCGCTAATTTAGCAAGTTCCACTCCAGTAAACGCACCGTTTTCTTTGAGTTCCTTTAATTCTTTTGGAGTACCAATATCTTTATAAGATTTCAATTCTTTCAGCCATTTTGCAACTTGTTCGTATTTTTCAGCACAATCAGCACTACTTATAAAGCTGTTGGGAATTATAATGGTATTCTTTTCTTTATTTTTTCTGTTCTTCTGCACCACTTCTTTTATGTATCTAATAGCTTCTTCAAGTGTTAATCTCTCCATCTACTTCACCTCTTCCATCTGGCTTTCTACAGTATCTGCAAGCAGCTTCAAGGACTTAATAAATGAGTCCGCCAATGCTGTTCTGTCTGGGTTTTTAGCAAATGCTCTGACAAGGTTTATAGCATCTTTGATCTTCTTCTCATCTTCAATTACGTCTGATGCTTCTACTAATTCATATCCCAATGTAAGGTCATATCCCAATGTAAGGCTGGCATTTCTTGTTAGTTCTTTATTTCCATAGAACTTTAATATATCCGGGATCTGCTGTTCTTCAAAGGGATATGGATACGCTTCTTTTCCTCCGTACCATCTATATCCTTGTTTCTTTGCTACTTTCAGAATATTTTCATACTCTTCATGTGTTCTGACTAATACGCATTTATTTGCCAAATCAATCATCTGTTTCACCTCACAAAAATATATTCTTTTCTTCGCGCTTTTTCGCACATTCTTCGCAAACAAAAATTTCTTTTGGATATCTAAAACAGCTATCATTAAGTATCGGATAATCCGGTTCATACGCTGTGGTTTCCCATTTGCCACAAACATTACACTTTTTCACAGTTTCGTTTATATTCATTGCTATGCATCATTCGCCTCCTGTAATTTCATCAATACACTGGTTCCAACCCTCTACAAAGCCAGCATCAAATGTATTGGATGGATAATCTCCATCGTCTTTCTCTGGCAAGTCCATAAGCGGACACCAATCTGGCTTAGTACTTACGTCCTTAATATCTTTGCAATTTATTTTGCAGAAAGAATGGAATGTACCAATATACATGCACGAATCGCATTTCCCTGGTGTATCAATCACTAATACTGATTTACTCATTTGTGTTCCTCCTGTAACAACTCTGGATTGTCGAAAATGTTTCCAACTACTTCCATTTCGCACCTGTCGATATAATCTTCTGTCAGCGGCATCGACCAGCAGAAAGGTTCGCATCCGCTGATTGCATCTGTCGGAATAATCTCATAATGCCATCCGACAACTTTATCTACTATGGACCCGGTTTCAATATTTCTTACACCAAATTCTCCAAATACCGCTTTTGCAAGGTCTTCTGGGTTTCCATGACACATCAAAATATCATTTTCCCAGATTTTCTTGCCGTTCTTGTCGCAAAGTCCTGTGAACTGGCAAAGGGTTTCTGGATCAACCAATTTCATTCTGTCTGTTATTAAAAAGATGATTGGCAATATACTCGCTTTTTTATACGGCTGAACAATATAACAATATCCGCTGTCAATGTCTAAATCTATGAGGCTTCCTTCTATCCATTCACCATTATCTTTCCGCTTTGCCTTGAAAAGAATTTCTCTCATTCAGCTCCACCCTCCTCTACTTGTCCCGATTCTTCTAGCCAGTTTTCGACACATGGAAGACAAATATAACAACTGCACCAACCTTGTCCTTCTACTATTGCTTTTTGGTTTAACATTCTTTCGCCTTTAGGTATCTGCTTTTCGCATACGCAGCATAAATGAGAAGTCCTTATTTTTACGACTTTTTCTGTTAGATTGGATTCCGAACCATCCATGTCTCCTGCAAATATCTGGCTGTCAATATACATTTCTTCTGGATATTTCATTCAACTCCACCGCCTTTCACGATTTCGATTGCCCTGCTCAGTCCAGCATTGTATCCTTGATGTACGTCAGATAAGATACATTCTGATTCAATGAATTTATCTCTTTTCAATTCACTGATGACCTTGTCCACATCAAAAACTGTAAACTGCCTGTTGACGCAATTAATAAACTCTTTCTGGTCAGAACTAATACTCGTGCCAATTTCCCAAATTTTGATGTATTTGATTAATTCGTCTGCATCAATTAACCGCATTTTTTTATTCCTCCTTTTCAATCATTCATCATGAAATTAGTAAGGCACAATACGCACGCTATAATATTAATCGCCAGAATACCCCAGTTCTGATTTATTATATCCGCAGGAATACACACAGCGTTCGCAACGCCTAAAGCTAATGAAAAATATTTACTCATTTATTCATCCTCCCACACTCCCAACAATCGCATTCTCTCATACAGTACAGCGACGGTCTTGCGCCTGTATCCATAAAAGTCCTTCGGGTTCATCGGGATATATCTTTCTTTGCTGATTTTCCTGTAACTTTTCCGGTGTAGGATATTCTCAATAACCATATCCGCTATCACCGTGTTCTTCGGGCAAGCTGATAAGGCGGCACCGGAAAGCAGGTATCCGTACTCTGCCGGGAAGTCTTTCAGCATCGTATTCAGTTTTTCAATATCCTCTGTTGGAATACCATAATCTTTCAGCTTTTTATTCCTTGTCAGCATACCGTTCTCCTTTCTATCCTGTATAATCCTCAAACTTTTTTACACTTTCAAACGTAGCTCTCATATTTACCCATCGTTGTAATCTTCTGACGGAATCGGTAGATTTTGTGTTTTGCTTATCAAAAATCATCACGTAGGGCCAATACCCTAAATCCCGAAGTGTGTATACTCTTTCCAAATCCTGTTCAAATGTGGTATTAAAATTTGTCAGCACATATACAGACATTTTTCTGCGATCCCACCCAGTTATTTTCTTAAACATTTGAAATTTCGGGATAATTGTGTCTTTGTCTTCATATCTGTCCCATGCAAAATGAATCTGTTTTATTTTCATTTGATTAATGTAATTTGCCTTTTCTTCGGTCATAATCCGAATATCGCAGCCTTGTGAAAAATCTATATATGCTTTACTGTCTATTAACTGTTCAGATAGACTTTTCCATTCTGTACAAGCAAACATGTTCGGATCAAGCAAGACTATATTCTTTTGACCATTCCAAAATTCTAATAAATCTGCTACTTTACAGCTTTTCTTTCCTTCTTTATCTTTTACGATACAAAATTCGCACCCTCTAGGGCATCCTCTTGTAAGAAAACCATAAGCGGTATCTTTGCACAACTCTGGATAGAGGCTATAATCAGGATAAATATGTTCAATTTCACTTGGTAATGGTTTCCCACCAGACGGATACTCGTATCCCGTGCCGCCTTTTATGATTTTCGTTGCACATACAGGATGCGGATAATCCGGCGTAAACGTAAACACCTTACTCATATATACTCTGTCTGGTGGATTTATCCATGCTGTTAATGGGTCGTACCATTCTACGGAATCACCTTTTTTCTTGTGCCATGCCGATATTTTCATTAATGGTAAATTCGGAAAATTGTGTCCGTCAACATCTATAAGTTGTACTCTCATAGCTTCCTTTCTATTCGTCTGGGTGGTGCTTGTTGTATGTAATCGCAAAACACACAAGCCCGGCAGCACCGGTTATAACACCGATCAAAAAGCCTAATGTAAAATTAATCATTTCTTCTTCCCCCGTTCTTTCTCTTATCTATTGGTTCTCCTTTTTCATAAACGGTACAACCCAGTACCGGACATCCTCTGCTATGCCCCACCTGTGAAAGATAATCACATCCCCCGACGCTCTTGCGAAGATCTCGGTATTTACAAGCCCCACAGTGCTTTTTTGGTGCTGTTTTCTTAATTTTTCTCAGATCATGCTTCCGGATCCAGTTCCCTACAGTTGAAGTACTCACACCGAATCTTCTTGCTATGTCTTCGTCAATCATTCCTGCAAGTATGTATTTCTTCAGCAGCTCTATATTACAGGCACTCCTTTTCCCGGGTCTGACTTGTATTCCATACAGTTTTAAGTGTCTGCTTACGGTCTGCTGGCTTATATATAACCGGTTTGCAATTTCCGTCTGCGTCATCCCATCGGATACATACTTTTCAAGGAGTTCCCTGTCTAATTGCATTTTATCCATGATGATACCTCTGTTCTTTCCTCATCTCATTTAGTCCTCCTTATATGGTTTTGGTAGTGGCATCCAAGCGATAACTTTATACATCCTTGTTCCGCCGTGTCCGTCCGAATATTTGTCCCATTCAAGATACCCATATTTCTTTTCGTTCCAGTATCCGGCGTCACCAAATTTTAAATAATTCGCAATTCCATAAAGCTTTTCAGGTGTTCCATAGACTTTTTCAAGAGTTACAAGACACTCTTTTTCGTCTTCCGGCAATCTCTCACTGACCGGAATCCAACCATTTTCTTTCTCGTCCTGTTCCAGATCGCCTTGAAGCTGCTCGATCATATCTTGAATAACTTTGACATATACCCCAGCGTATTTGTAGCAGCCTGAATATTTATCCTTGTACTGCTTTAATCTGTCTTTGATATGGCTCATATTATTCCATCCTTTCTCAATTCCAGCTTCTTACCATGTGAAACAACAGTTCTGTCATGGATCTTTTTCTTGATCCATTGTGTCCACACTTCAAAATAACTGATAATCTCCATTTTTCCACATCTCCATCTAGTGGTGTTGGGTTTTCAAATTCTTCGGCAACATCTCTCTGATACGGAACTGCAACCATTACTCCCATGTTACCTATTTCCGCGTAACATTCTGGAAAATTCTCACGTATATGTTGGGCAAATTTTCCATTTTTTAAATCATGTAAAATCTCTTTGTAGCACTCCATTGTTGTTACAAGATAGTTTTTTTCGCCAATAAAATTTAATCCATTTCCGCTGTAAATATCCTCTTTGCAGCTTTTGATTTCATAGCATGTAAATATTCCTTTTTCGATTGCTGAGATAGAGCACTGATTTTCTGGAATAAACTGCATATAATCTACTCTTCTTGGCTTTCCTGTTGCGTAGCCGTAATCAAGGCTTACTTCTCTAGCCCAGTATTTACCTGAGCCAGAAAAACAGCTTTTTTCCAGCAATTGACTAAGAAATTTTGTTGTTTCAGATCTTTTCACACTTCCACGCTCCCATTCTCTGGCATCTGAAACAGGATTGATTTTCTTATCTCATTTCCATAGCCTTTTAATACAGCAATTCCATGCGCCACACTTTCTTTTGTATCATAGCTTCCTGTGTATGCTGATCCTGCCAGCCCATTGCCAACAATTTCACCAGATTTGTATTTCATGTATGCTTCCTGAATCATATCCAGTACTTTCATGGCTTTTGCTTCTGAGGAGTATTTACCAAGTTTATATCTGTTTTCGTTCTCTAGGCTTAAAATAACAAAGCCCCCGTCATTTTTCACAATATAAGCTACAGTCAAATTGCTAAAGTTTAATAAAATTGCTTTATTCTGACTTCTGATTAACATTTTGTGTCCTCCTTATTCGATAAAATTTATTCCGCACTGGCAATGATAACTAATATGTCCGTTATATTTGCTTACGTTCGCAATTACCTTTCTACCACATGAAAAGCAAGTTACTTCTTTCGTCAGTGGTTTTGCATATTCTTCCACTTCTTCGTCTTGGATGAATCTCTGACCGCACCAATGGCATTGCTTAGTGCTGTGCGGCATCTCTCCACAAATAGGACATTCCGGAATCATTCCGTAGCCATCATTTATGATAGGGAGTTTGATTGGTTCTCGCTTTGAATAGATATTCCAGAGTTCTTTCCTGCGGTTCTCTTCGTCTTGTGCCTTTAACGCTTTGTACTTTCTTTCCTCTTCTTCGTCCCAGTAAATGATACAAGCTTTGTCTTCTGGTGAAATGTCTTTGGTGTACGGCTGTGTTGTGCAATGATAACCTGTTTCACCCTTTCTTTTTCTCGACTGGCATCTTACACATCCACCGCATTTTTTATCCAGTAATTCTTCTGGATAAATGTCCGTATCAGAACGTCTTTCTCTTACCGGCATTCCGTCACTGAATTTAATCTCACTCATTTTCATCCTCACTTTCCTCATGTAAGCAACTGACACGCTATCAATTTAGATTTACGTTCATTTTTCTTGCCATGGCTTCTATAACTGTCACTGTTACGCCGTTCCCTGCCTGTTTGTATAACTGGCTGTCAGAATTTACGAACTTTGCTTTTTCAAAATAATCATCAGGCCAACCTTGTAGCCGAAAACATTCTTTCGGTGTCAGCTTTCTGATTGCTATGTAACACTGATATTTTTCATACCAGACTGCATATACAACCAGTTCTTCCGATACCTGAACGAAGATTCCCTGATTGCAGCTCGTGTCGAGTGTGTTGGCGATTTCTTGTCCGACTCTTCCTCTTCTTGTCTTGCTGTTTGGCATTGAGGAGTTCACGCTGTCAATTCCCACTCTGCATTCTGTATAACCTTGTTTCGTTGCTTCCTTGACTTCAATCGCGATTCCGTGCCGGTCCTGTCCTGTCAGTGTGAACATTGGCTCGCCATCTTCTTTGAACCTTCTTCCGTTCTGACGTTTCTCTGACCTGTCTGGTGTCAATACTGGAATTGCTATTTTAGGCTCCGTGTTTCCTCCCGGCTTCGTACTGATTGTTGGTGCTAATCCATCGTCACTATAAACTCTATCTCGCTGCGAATTTCTGCCATTAAGACAGCCAAAAAGATTTAACGAAACACTATTTTCTCCGTCTGTTCCTTCGATAGGAAATACTTTTGAGGTACTTCTCCCTCTAAGATGTCCGATAATAAAACATCTTTCCCGGTTTTGTGGCACTCTGAAATCTTTGGAGTTGAGCACCTGCCATTCTGCATCGTACCCCCACTGCTCCATTTCAATGAGCAGTCTGGCAAAATCCCATCCTCCATTAACACTAAGCAGATTTTTAACGTTCTCAATGAAAAGGTAAGTGGGTTTATCTTCTTCTTTGAGCTGCCCGACAAGGTACATAACTCTGAAAAACAGGCTTGAACGGTTTCCTTGAAATCCGGCTTGCTTTCCTGCGACTGAGATATCTTGGCAAGGAAATCCGAAACACCAGCAGTCGGCTTTTGGAATGTCTCCGGCATACACTCTTCTAATGTCATTTGCGTACCATTCTCCATTTCTGTATCCCTCCTTTAATATTTCCTTCTGTCTCTGTTTGATAGGAATATCTTCTAATGCTTTTCGCTGATCGTCTGTCAGCAAATGCATTGAGATGTAACTCGCAGTAGCGAATTTATCAAATTCACAAAAACCAACGCATTCATGCCCCGCTGCTTCCATCCCTTTTCTAAATCCACCTATTCCGGCGAAAAAGTCCAGAAACTTCATTCTTCGTCCCTCCCGTTGCTATCTCTCTTTCTTTCTGGTTTTCGTCCACCGCCGGCAAAGCAATTTATAATCAAATTACGCTCCATATCTCTTAATTAACTCCTTATAATCATCGCAAATCCGAATGTGATGCTTCTTTTCCAGATTATCAACCATTTCAGACAATGATGTTTTTCCAGAATTAATATCATTGATGTAGCTATTAATTCTTTTTACGGACTTCATGTAACGTTTCCATCCCCATCCATGCAACTCGTGCATTACATAAAACAAGATCACAAAATTCAGCACGTCAGACCAGTTCTTTCCATCCTCGAACCCGTCATCAAAGGCTTTCAGCTCCATCTCTTTTAACTCTTTCTGACAGTTCTGGATAGACTGTGTAAACATATGAGCCTGCTGATTCGTATACGGAATGAATGCTTTCTTTTTCTGCTTGATTTTTAGCTTTCCCACCCAACAGTCCTCCTTATTTTTCCTGCCAGAGCATCAAACTCCATCAACATTCTCCTATCGTTTTTATTTGATTTGCAGATTGTGTCCCGCCCATCATACACAATCGCATATCTTTCATCGAGCAGGCAGGCTGAATAAACCGCCCTTGATACCTGGCTCCTTGTTTTCCCCGTCAGCTCTGAAATCTGATCAATGGTCATTTCTCCGATATATTTCATTCCGTCATATACGTCATACAGTTTCATGTTTCTTTGCTCCTATCAGTTCGTATGTCCTGTGTGAACCAGTTCCATGAAATACGATCAATCCATCGTCCTCAAATTGTCTCAGATGCCTTTGAACAGCTGTCATGCTAATTTCCAGTTCATCAGATATAATTCTTGTCGGTGGTGTGCTTTTATGTGCTTCTGCGTATTTCGAAATAAATTCATAAATATCCCGGCGGTTCTGCTTCCATTCCATATGTTTCCGATGTCTAAAATTATCCATTTTCACGATTCCTTTTCGTATGTTTTCTCATCAAGTAGGCTCTGGAATTTCTCAAAAGCCCGGATTGATACTTTGTTATTTTGCTTTTCTGGTTTTAGGGAAACTTGCAAGTGTGTGTCTATGATGTGTGACAGTTCTCTGGCAAGGGATTTCTTGCCCTGTTGTATGCCTTGCATATATGTCTTTGGTGGTTTATACTCAGCAATTTTTTCTTTTCCTTCGTTTTGTCCACCTCCAGTTTTGTTCTTGACAATCCAACCAGAATCAATAGCCTTTCGGATATACTCTTTTTCTTTGTTGTCCAATTCAGATATCTGGCAATGAATGAAATCAATTTTATACCCTCCCTTATTGTCTGCTGAATATAGTCCATGCTTTTTAAGTGAAAGATCAATATGCTGCTTATACCCAGACATATGTTGGGAAAGCCTTGTCAATATTCCTTGTTTCGTTTGTCCGATGTATCCGTGAATTTCTGTTCGCCATAATATATATATGCCATTTTCATCATCTAGGTTTGGATTTACTTTTAATAATCTTTTTTTATTGCTTTTGTCTATTGATTTGATTCGTGCGATATTCTTGTAATTCTTCATTACTCACTACCTCAATTTTAAGATCAGGATATTTTGCGTTTTTTCCACCTTTCGAGTATCTTATTAAATTCCAATATCCTACATTATATTTTCTTGCCATATTCGCTACAGTCCCGATTTCTCCGTTGATTTTAACGAATCTATTATTTCTTTTGTTGTTCCCTTGAGTGTATCTATCAACCCACCTACAGTTGTTTGGAGAATACCCCATATTATTATCCATTCGGTCTAACGTCGATCCATCTTTATAGCCTGATTCACAAGCCCATCTACAAAAATTTTCAAACCCATCTTTTCCATTCCATTCATCGCATAATTTTATTCCCCTTCCTCCATAATTGTTATAATTTCGACCCTTCACACGATAACATCTATTTTTCATGTTATTATATGTATATTGAAGTTTTGTGTTAGAAAGCCCATTTTTGTAGTTTAATTTTGATATGCGTTCTATGCTTAAACACCCGCATGATTTTGTATGCCCATCTCTCAAATGTGTTCCGTCAACTACAACGATGTTTCCGCAATCGCATATACACTTCCACATTGTACGTCTTCTTGATTTTTGCCCTGCATATTCAATAACAGTTAATTTCCCAAACTTTTTTCCCTTCATTTCTATTTTATAACTCAATCATTGCCACCATCCCAAATCTAATCTATAATCCACTCAGTATCACTCCTTTCAAAACGGGCATAAATTCAAATCAACATTCAGTCCCGGTCTTGCGATCTGCACCAGAACATCATCCCCTGCAACGTTCTGTATCTCTTTCTGCATCACTTCCGGATTTCCCCATCCCTCTGACAGGTGACACAGCGTTATGGTTCTGAGCGAAGCGGTCTTGTTCACTCGGATAATCTCTTTTACAGTAGATAAGCTGCTGTGCCCCCGGATGGAGTGTTCAAACTTAAATGAATCCTGCTCCGGCGATTCGTCAAGATGATTACATTCTATAAGGAAGTGATTTATTCTCATGTTCTTGAATGTGAACGGAAAATATGAGAAGTCTGTCGCATATATCAGTCGTCCGCATTCTTCGTGAGATATCAGATATGCAAAGTTTGGTGTCTTGTCGTGCGGGACGTAGAAAGGCGTTGCCCGGAACGAACCTATGTCCTTCGATTTCTTTTCTGGTAAGCCAATCATCAGCTCACCAGAGATTGTGTTTACACTCTCAACTGTCTCGTCATTGGTGTAAATTTGAATGCCGGACTGCATTAGATTCTGAAACGATTTCAGGTGATCTCCGTGTCCATGCGTCAGTAGACAACCCGAAACTTCTGATATCCTGTAGGAAATTCCTTTCAAAATCTCTGAATACCTGCATCCACAATCCAAAAGTAAAATTTCGCCAGATTCGGATTTAAGCGCATAGCAGTTTCCCGGCTGACTACCTGTATTTATTACTCGCATGAACATTTTGAATCACCTCACTTTCAACTTATACCTCGTAATCCTCTGGAAATCTAAATATGACTTCATTCATTCCAATTTTAGTAACATCTCCCGCAAGGCTTTTAATATGTATTCCAAGGCTTGCGTCATTCAGCATTGACATTACATCTACGCAACTCTTCTTTGATGAATAGCTTGCCATCAAATACGGGATTTTCCGCGTATCGCCCGAAAACACCGCCTGAATATGATTTTCAGACACAATAATAGCTGTCATTTCATATGGAATATTGATTTTTCCATCCTGCGATATAATCCTCATAGCTTTCACCTCGCTTTTCAAAATAGTCTTTCACTGACCCATAGTACGGGCAGTTTTCACACCGCCCGATCTGAGTCATACCGTGACCGAACTTACCGCAGTCACATCGGTCGAAGTTGATGCAGTCGAAGTACATCATATGCGATCACATCTCTTCTGGCTTCATAAAATCTGGTATGCTTGATTCCTGTCCTGCTGCCGGAACCGGTTCTTTTTCGGCAGTCTTTACGACTTCTGCGACTGTCGGCTGTTTTGGCTGTTCTTCGATTGCTACCGGCTCATCTGTAACAAATTCTTCTGCATTGGCGTTCTGCTCGATTTCATAAGCAACTTCATGTTCAATAATGTCCTGCTTTGGAATTTCTTCTGTGGCTTCCTCAACTTCCTGAACGAAAATATCACCATGACTATTGATAATCTGTTTTAATGCACGATTGATAACAGTTTTCTTTGCCATCTGGTCAGTAAACTTCTGGTGTGTTCCATTGCCGTTTTCCTTGTAACCATAGCCCTGTGACCAAGACTGTTTGATCTGCTTTATGTTCATTACTTCCAGATGCTTTGTTCCATCTTCCATCAGTACTACTGCATATGCCCCAAGAATCTTATCGTTGTCAATGTTCATAAAATCCTGTTCATGAGAATCCAGAACTTTGTTTCCATCTTCGATATGATATTTGAACTTATCACCATCGTAGATGATCTCGGCATGGATATCTTTCATGCCATATCTTCTGGCTATTGTAATGTTTCCGAAGTAAGACCTCTGGAACTGGCACTGACCACCGTAAGCAATGAAATAACCCTGTTTTTTCTGTACTGAAAGTCCGAGTGTTGCCATGTTCATAAGGCTGTTTGCAATGCTTGTAGCTGTGCAAGATTCCAGAATTGGCTTATTATTTCTGTCTTTTGTCTCTTTCAGAGTCAGATATGCCCCCATAAGTGCATTACTGAGGTTGTAGTCTTTTGGGAATGAAAGACCATATTCGCATTTTTTTTCAAGCTGCTTAACCAATCCATCAATGAATGAGTTGTTGATTACGATTGCCGCCTGCTGTTCTCCTGCTGTTGCTAACTGTGTTTTGTTTGCCATAACAATTCTCCTTTTCTATTAATCACAATAAGTTCTATTGCAAAACGGACATCCTGTAATTAATTCCTTTGATGCTCTCTCAACAGAAATTCCATTCCACTCTTTTCCGCTTCTTGTTCGTCCTTTTTCAGAATAGATATTCTGTCCGCAACTGAAACATTTTCCGCTATGCGGTGCAAAATGCGGATAACCTTTTTCCGTGCAATATTTTTCCTGTGCTTTTGTTGCTTTTGAAATGTCATAAGTTTCTGCCATTTTTTGTTCTCCTTTTCTATTTTTTATATATTTGCCAACACGCTATTTGCGTGATTGCATCGTTCCGTACCTGTGCAATTTTGTGAAGTTCCAAACCACCGGAGTTTAGCGATAAAAAAGAATGGCATTTTTGTACCCATGCAAATTCATAGGTCTGTCAAACCTCAAATATTAAATTTACATGGATTCTAGTGAGTGAACACGTTCCTCACTTTGCAGGTGCAAAATCACCTGTAGCTTGATTAAGCTAAAATTATCTGTTATGCTATTAGCAAATATAGTTTGCTCTATATTTTGTGTGGAGCAGCTAGGCTGTCGCCAAACAAGTTCCTAGCTGTTCCGCTTTTCTCAAATCTCCGTTACCGTCATATCCCCCTCGGCAACTTTCAAGAAAATCAACTGCGCATCTGCCTTAATACCTGCCAGACTGCTGTTATCCAGTTCTGCTGCACAGTCTACGAATATCGGATAACTCACGCCGTAAAACTTCTGTAAACCGTTCATGATGGCAATTTTGCCTTTCATCATCAGAGCTGTATTGGCGTTCCCAATCAGTTTCTTCCAGTTGTCGTCCTTGTCCTTCACGTACCAGATACACGCATCTACTACTTCGCCATTCTTCTGCGTATCGAATAGTTTCACCTTAACTCCGTCAAAATACTGATTTACCGCATCTTCAAGGGCTGTATTCTTCGCCATACTCAGTGATTTCAGTTCATCCAGAATCATTTGTGCGTCAGCCTTATTTTGTGCGTACTGCTTCTGGCTTTCCTGAAGCTTCTCAATCTGCTCATCAATTCGGACATTATTGTTGGCTTCTCCGATTTTCTGATTAACTGCTGCCAATTCCTGTTTCTTGCCGGATAACTGCTCTGAAAGCTGTTTCTTTGCTTCTTCTCCATCGTCCAGATAATTAAGTTCCTGCTCTTTCTCTTTGATTGATGCAAGAATCTTCTGATATTCGGCATTTCCTGAGAAGTCTGGTTCTTTCGGTATGGCTTCCAGATTCTTGTTTTCTGCGTCCAGAGAAGTTTTGATCTGTTCTAATTCATCTGTCAGTTTGGAAATCTCAGATGTGAGGGTTTCTTCTTGCTTATGCGCTTCTTTCATATCGGCAGACGCTTTGTTTCCAACCTGAATAACTTCATCAATTTTGCGTTTCTTGTCCTGTTCCCATTCTTCCTTAGCCTTTAACTGCTGATTGATTCTTTCCTGCTTTTTCTGTTCAAATCTGCTCTTTAACTGCTCAATCTGCTCTGGCGGAAGATTCTGACCGCAAGTCGGGCAAATGGTCTCTGCATCCTTGAATGTCTCAGATTCAATGTTGTCCAGAGCTGTGTTGTCCCATTCTGTATCTTTGATTTTGGGATACTGTGTTCTGGCGTTCTGTAACTTTTCGAGAAGTTCTTTCTTCTGCGCTCTCAGAATTACCAAAGCAGAAGTCTCCCTGTTTAATTCGGCTGCTTTCAGATTTCTTTCTGTCCGCAACTCATTGATTTTAATTTGAATTGCAGTTTTCCTTGTCGAGATTTCTTCATGTGCTTTTGACTCGAAAGAATATTTTCTAACACCTAAATCTGAAAGTTCTGCTCTGAGTTTGCTGCTACGCTCGTTTCCTGACTGTGCAATCTGCGTTTCAAGGTCAGAAATCTGTTCCTGCAAGGCATTCTTCTGCAATTCCAATTCAGCGGTATCAGCATCAACTTTCGACTGCTCCATGCCGATAATCTGGTTTGGAATGGCTTTCAACTGTTCCTCTGCCTTTTTCAGCGTTGCGCTGTTCATGGCTTTGACTTCGTCTGCCTTGTAGGTTTCCAGAAGCGGTACTAACTCAGCACAGCCTGGAACTGTCTTGGCAATCTCTAAATCCGATTTTCCGGCACCGTCTGACATGGAAAACAGAATCTTTCTGGCGTCTGCATCTTTCAGGTCTGTGAAGATTTCCATGTGAGACAGCATAAGGAAATTATCAAAGTCAAACCCTCGCTCTTTCAGATCAGCTTTAAAATCTCTTTCGGCTTTTGGAACGCCATTGATTTCATATTTATTGGATAATGCAACCTTTCCCGGCTTTCCGTCCTTTGACTTGCTTTCTGTGCGTTTCTGGAACTTTGCTACGCTTACCGGCTTCCCATCAATTACAAGGTCAATATCAACTCTTGGCAGGCATTCTCTGCCATCATCGGGTCTGATATCCGGGTTGCTCTTTAAACTGTAGTCCTTGTCACAGAACACCCACATAAAGGCATCTGCCAGTGTGGTTTTCCCACACCCGTTCTTCCCGGAAACGATTGCTCTGTGTCCGAACTCTACTTTCTTCTCTTGTTGGCCTTTAAAATCGGTCAATCTAATTTCTCTTACTTCGATTTTCTTCATATTACAAAATCTCCAATCTTTTTACTGATACCTCCAACGCTGTCACCCATGATTGACTCTGATCAGACCACAGTTCCCGGCTTTGGAATCTTCCACAGAGTTTGATTTTTGTCCCCTTTTTCAGATTTTCTACGGCATCTGCGTTTTCTTCCCAGCATAAACAACTGATTGCGTCTGATCTGGTATATCCGGCTTTCTTCTTTCTGTTTACCGCCAGAAGTATTCTTGCCAACTTCCTGTCATTGCTTGCGCCAATCATCTTTATTGTTGGCTTTTTAATCAGATATCCAGTCAGATAAACTTCGTTTGCATCGTGTTCTTCCAGTCTTTCAAGGTACTGAATGTCCATTGCTCTTACATATGCTGTAAGGCTTTTCTTACCATCTTCCCGGACTGTACGGCTTCGCATTTCACCATATACACTGGCAATCAGCTCTGTTTCTCTTGAAATCATGTATTCTGGTGCAATAATTGGAAGAATGTCATAGGATGCATTCTTTCTGAATATCGTCATTCTTCCTTCATACATCTTGGTTCCGCCGTATTCTTCATGTGAGAACACGAACCCTGCCGGAATGTCACCTGATAAAAGTACCTGGTTCTCATCTCGCATCTTCATTTCCTAAATCACCTTCTTCATTCAACAGCAATAATGTCTCCACAAGAACTGCTGCCTGCTTCAAAACAATGTTACTGAGTTTCTTGTTTCTTGCTTCGAGTTTTGCGTTTTCCGCTTCCAGATCACAAATAATCTCGCTTGCAAGTGGTTTCTGTTCGTTGGATGTGTGTGTTTTTGACATAAAAATGCCCTCCTAATTATTTATTTGATAAATACAGGAAGGTGTGTTATACTTGTCCTGTATTTAACTTAGCCAAATTAAGTTAGATACGCGGCTCCGTGCGGTATTTCTGGTACCCATGGAGCCAACTTTTATTCTGAGTCGAGACCTAACATGGCGATACATATTTTCTTGTCGATGATTATGCTCTCGCCAGAGTTGAGGTATGCTTTGAACGCCTTTAGTCTGCCAACTAATTCGGCGTATTCCTCGGCTACGGTCTCTGCTCTGAAATCCATCTTATTTTCTTTCTCCATTGCAATCTCCCTCACAATACGGACATGTGTTGTCCATCAAAATTTTATTCAAATGGTCAGTTACTTTCTTTACATTCTCTTCCTGCTGATAACCGCCCTCTGCAATGCTGTACATATCAAACTCTCTTAATGATTCTTTCTTATATATGTTGATGTGCAAGCTGCATCCGATCTTGTAATTTGCGAAATGAAATGCTACCGTTCTGCCGGTTTCTTTCTGGACTCTCCTGCATAACTGGTACAGCTCGTCTACGGCTTTATTAAAATCATTCTCCTTTGTCTTCATCGAAAAGCCCTCCAAATAAATCATCAAATAATGTTTTTACAACTTCTTTGATTTTTTCTTTTTGAATAGTTTTAAATTCTTCTTCGTTCATCAGTCCGAGTTTGACCGCTTCGTCAATCTCCTGCTTCACAGATTCCTCTGTTTCTTTGCCATCTTCCATAATGGTTTCCTTGATTCCTCGAATGACAACAGCTAAGTCAGCTATTAATTCTGCTTTACTGCCTTTAAGTGTGATTTCTCCCATTTTTGTCTCAATCATCTCTCTTTTCCGTTACTGAAAACTTATAAAAAGTTATAAACTTCTATGTTTCATTCCTACTTCAACGAGTATGCTTTTGATGATATAAATATCAATCTACTCACAAGTTCTTGTACTCTCCATAGGCGTAAATTCCGGACTAACGTATCCGTACATATTTGCATTAACGT